GCGGGGGATTTTAAGTCCGCAAGGTATTCTTTTAAATACAACAAGTTAGTGCCTATTCTGCACCGCTATGGGCAAATTTTACCTCCCTTGCAGGCCTTTGTTTTCAAGGGGGTTAAAATTATTGCGGTGCAGAATTTACCTCGTCGGAGTGACCTTCTTGCCGATCCTCTTACGGATGTAGTTCTCTGTCATGACGACAGTTGTGTGCCCAAGTTGGTCGCGAGCCTGCAGGATGTCACCGCTGGATTCTGCTTTGTCAGTGCCAGCTTTTGCGCGCAGATCGCGCATCTGAAAGTCTCCTTTCTCAACACCGGCCGCCTCACGGGCCGCGTCAAACCTCCCTCGCAACATGCTGCTGGTCATTGGCTGCCCGTTATCCATAACGATGAGCCTGCTGGTGCGGATCTTGTGCCCATCCTTCCTGGACATGATTCGATCAATCACCACCTTCAGCTCGCCCGTTATCTCAATCCTCCTTTTGGCATTCGTTTTTCCTTGCTTCACGGCCAGCCTATTGTCGCGTATGTCTCGCTCATCCATTTTTAGCGTGTCTGCTATTCGCTGGCCGGTCAGATAGAACAGATCAAGCGCATCCCGCAGCGGCTGTTCGGCGTGCTGGTACACCAGGGCGAACATCTCGTCCTCAATGTACTGGTCGCGGCCCGATTCCTTGTGCCCCTTCACGCCGGCGCACGGGTTGGCCAAGGCCGTATAGCCGCTGCTCCGGGCAAAGTTCCAGATGGCGCTAAGTAACGCCTTTTCGCGATTGGCGCGCACTGGCGCCGTCTTGCCGCGCTGGCGCAGGTACTGTACGACGTGTTGCGGCTCAATCGCTTCCAGCGGTGCCGGCGGATCGTCGAAGAACTTCAACAGTTGCTTTAGCTCTCTGGCGTTATCCTTCTGCGTGGCTAATCCTTTGGTGGGCACCACCTCGAGCATGTAGATGTTCGCGACGTAGGCAAAGGTGAGTACGTCCTGTACCAAGGCCGAGGATGCGCGGCTCTTCTCGAGCTTCGCGTACTCCACGATAGCCATTCCATAATCGCTGCCCAGGGCGATCTCTTTCCTAGGCGTGCCCCCGAGGTCGTAGTAGTAATAAATTGTCCCGCTGCGCTGCTTGCGCTTCCTGAGGCGTGTGACGCTATCAGGGTTTGTTGGCTTCCTTCCCATTTAACTCACCAGGCGTGGCTGCCATTTTGGTTTTTCTGCTGATGCTGCGACCGGTTCGCCGGTAAGGGCGTTGGCGATGACGCAAGGCCAACCGCTGCGCTTGATGGTGTGGCGAATTCCGTTTCTTTTGAGAACCTGCACCTGGCCTGCTTTCGTTCTTGCACCGGTAAGGGTGCATACCTCTTCGTGCGACAGGAAATGAATACTGTCCATAGGAATACCTCGCCCGCCGCTCACCGGCAGGCATGTAGGGGGATTGGGGTTATGCTGTTGCGAACAGATCGAGTTGGTCGGATTCGACTTTCTGCTCTTGCTGGCGGAGTACTTCGAATTCGATGCGCGCCCGGGCGATCGCCGCGTACTGCTCATCAATCTCGCAGCCGATGAACTCGAAGCCCTCGCGCATTGCTGCTTTGCCGGTGCTGCCGCTGCCCATGAATGGATCCAGCACTACGCCTCCCGGCGGAGTAACCAGCCGGCATAGGTACGCCATGAGGTCGGTCGGCTTAACGGTAGGGTGGTTGTTGCCCTTGGTGTCGGTCGTCTCGACTTTACGTAGGGTGGTGCCCATCTTGAATTGGGGGCCCGGGTTGACCATCCCTTCGTGCCGGTCGGTGCGGCTGGTCTTTGCACAGTAGAAGAATCTGGCGGCGCTGCCGGTATCCAGGCGGCGATCGCCGGGCTTCATCTGAAAACCAACAATGCCGTTATTCTCGCTGTCGGCACTTGCTTCAGTGGCCCGTCCGCGTTTCATTGTGCCATAGCAGTTCTGCCCGGCCCGCTGGGTGTCGCTGGTGCTGGCGGCGGCGAGCTGGCCAGGTGCGTCTGGGAACATGGCCAGCACGGCATCACTTCCATCATGTATCAGATTTGCCGGCCATCTACCCCGGCAACTGGCCTTGTCGACATTGGCGGTTACTTTTTTGCCGTGGGCCGCTACGTGTTCTGCGTCATGCATCCAGGGCCTCACCCAGCCTTCCGGCTTGGACACTTTTCCGCTCTCATCGCCGCCGCCGAGCCGATCGCCTGTAGGGTCTACACGGCAAGCATCGATGTTTAGGGCCCCGGTACCGTGCTCGGCAACGTTCGATGCGACCGTTCCTGAGAACGGCTTGCGCGCCATGCAGATTGGTTCGTGCGCTGGCTTCAGCGCGGTACCCCATCCAGCACGATCGCCCTTCAGATTGTGCGACTTCGGGAAGCCTGAGCCAAACACCCACATGATCTGGTCGCGGATCTCAAACCCGGCCATTTCAATCCCAACTGCCATGTGGTGGTAAGTGCGCGCGGCCGCGAATGACAGTAGGTGACCGCCAGGCTTGAGTACTCTCAGGCATTCGGTGGCCCACTCCAGCGTGAAGGCCTGGAAAGCGCGCATGCCCGCCGGTGTCAGGTCGTACTTGCCGGCCTCTGCAGCCACCGACCTGTGGCCGCCATTGGGGCCGCAGGCCGAAGCATGTGAAGGCATGCTGGCCCGGTAAGCGGCTCGAGCCTCGATGTCTTGGCCATCCCAACTCTTGCCCATGAAGCGAATACCGTAGGGAGGATCGGTTACCACGCTGTCGATACTGTTGTCAGGCAGCGACCGCATCGACTCAATGCAGTCGCCGATCAAAACGCGATGCTGTGTCATGGCCTTGGCCCCTTGTAGATGAAGACGTAGGCGAACCAGAGGGTGGCGATCATGGCGTCACCCGCTTGAACTCGACCACCCAGACCCACGGGTTGGCGTTCCAGTTGCCGCCGACGGATGACCAGAGCAGCTCAAAAGACTTTCGAGGATCAGCGCTGTAGGTCTCGATCCCATCGACGTGCCACCAGTCACCCAGTTCGGCATGATCGGTGTACAGCCGCACGCCCTCGGCCTTGGCCTGCTCTTCGCTGATGTCCTGCAACCGCTCGACGCGCACGTCGGTGATCTCCAGCAGGATGCGGCTGGCGACACGAGGCATGTGGATGCTTGGCTTCCAGGCGGAGCGATCATCCCCGCCGCCGTCATCGTCACCGGCCCATACCGCTTCGCCGTCGGCACGGTAGATTACGTGCCCTGAGTAGTAGCCCTGACCGAAGCGCATTTCGCGAATTGGCGAGGCCGGTCGATCAGGCTCCCAATCAATCATGTTTCCATGCTCATCGAAGTCGTGACTGATAACGCCCCAGGTCTCGCGCACCCACAACCGGTCGCCGGGCCGTCCGTAGGGGCATTCCGGGTTAGGCTTGGTCACATCAGGGTTGCGAATGAAGGGCTGGCCCAGGCCATAGCTGCCGATATCGGCTTTCGAGCGGGGCTGAATCTTCACTGGCCGCCGCGTGACCGTCTTCCGGCCTTCCAGGATGGCGCGCACCATCGGCGCCGAGAACAGGATGGGGCGTTCTTTGATTTCGCTCACGGGGTCACCTTTTCGAAGTAGAACACCACCGGCGCGCCAGTCTCGGCGATCAGGCCATATGCCTTGGCCAGGCGGTAAATTGGTGTGTAGTTGTTCAGCGACTCGACGTGTCTTGCGATCCAGCTGCGCCAACCTTCCAGCGTCTGGCCGCCCTTACTAATGTTGCAGGGCGCGCAGGCCGGCATCATGTTCTCCAGCACGTCATGCTCAGGGCGTAGCGGCTTGCCGGAGACCAGCTTCCAAGCGCCGGCGGCGGTCTGCTTGGACAGCAGCTCACGCACTACCGGCGCAAGATGGTCGGCGTGCCATCGGTCGCCCAGCAGCACCCCGCAGTAGGCGCAGTGCCCGCCATACTTCAGGCGCACTTGCTCGCGCTCAGCTTTCTTCAGGCGCATAGGTATCCTTGCCGCTATAGCGGCTGACTTTGAAGGGGGGGGGGTTACAGAGGTTTCAGCAAATCAGTTGTGCCAGTGCCAGCAGGCACCAGCAGTAGGCGGGGAGTTGGGATTTCATTGATGAACTCCATCAATCGACCAGCCGTAGTTGCAGGTATTGAAGAAAGCCTCTTCGGCAGCTTTCTCGATGTCCTCGGGCGAACTGTCGTCGTCCATTTAAAACTCGACAGTCTCTGATCCGTTGGGCCATTCGCAGTGAACTTCAATTTTCATCGCCACCACCCTCTGCTGGCTTGAGTGCGGCGCCTACCGACTTCAGCACATTCAAAATATGCTGCTCCTGAGTCTCCATCGTTTGATCGGACTTGTTCTGCTGACATGTCGAATCTGAATCAGCCTGCTGCCAATAGATTTGGCCGAGAGAAAACGATCTGCGAAGGGCGCTCTGTACCTGCGCGAAGATTTCAGAATCTCTATTGTCGTTCCGCTCATCCGCTGCGGTCAGGCGCTGTTGCAGGGCGTCTCGCTCTTTGATCGCTAGCGCGTGCTTGCCGCGCCAGTGCAGCACCGCGTCCAGTTCTTCAACCGTTTGAATTGGCTTGCTCATCACGCGATCTCCCTCGTTACCAGATCATGGGCATTCACAACCGTCATGCCGAGGCGTTCGGCGATCAGGACTTCCAGGCGGGCACCCTTTGAATGCTCCCAGCCGGGCAAGGTGGCGACGGTGTCACAGTCCATCAGGGCTGCAATGTCGCGGCGCATACAGTCGTTCCAGGTGCCGCCGTCGGGGTTGATCTCGGCGGGGTTTGTGACGGTGTGTCCGCCGGCGCGCAGGTTGGTGGTCATGGCGTGGAAGGCGGCGAAGTTGAGGCCGGGCAGGCCTGTCATGGGGCCGCTCAGGTAAATCCGTTTCACGGGGAGTCCTTGCCGGGCCATGCCCGGACGGTAGAGTGGGTGAGTTATGCGGAGTAGGCGGTGAGAATCACTACCGAGACGCTGGTCCCAGAAAACTCATTGCTGTAGATCTGCGTCCACTCATGGGTGAGTCCTGGGAGCAATTCCTTTCCTTTTGCGCTGGCTGGCAGCACCGCAACCAATCGCCCGCCCAGCTTTAGCATCGATGAAGCATGCTCAAGGTGAGCCTGCCATCGGCCCTCACTGAACGGAGGATTCATTACGATGCGGTCGTATTTGCCAGTGACATTCCACTGTAAGAAGTCGGCACACTCGACATAGTGACCTTTGGCCTTGAGCACTTCGCAATGTAGTGCGCTGATCTCAACGCACACGGTGTTGCCCTTCGGCATCATGTCAGCTAAGCCGCCAAGCCCAGCGCTTGGCTCCAAACATTGGTGGCCTGGCTGGATGCCGGCAAGTTCGATAGCTGCCAGTGCGACGCTTTCAGGGGTTGGGTAGAACTGGTGCGACTTCTGGTCTGGAATGCATCCAGAGCAAACAATCTGGTCAAGCACTTCGCCTGGGTGATAGTCGAACTGCCAATAGTGCTTTACCTTCACCGCTCCGATTGCCACCAGCACTTTCTCTGCTTCGGCCTGGGCGGCCTTGTCCTTCTCGCCGTAGCCAAAGCTTTTTGCCGTCGGCACGTCGATGTGGCGCTCCGGCCACTCAGGCAAAACACGCTCTCGCACGTCTCGCATTTCCGCCAGCATCGCAATCACCGCATGCGGCAGCGGCTTGTCGAACAACTCGAAGTCTTTGACCTTTTTGCGGCTCTTCGGCTTCTCGCGAAACTGCGAAGGGATCGCCGCCGGGTACAAGCTGGCAAGGATCGCGTTCAGGCGCCACGACATCTCAGGGTGCACTTCGAGGTGCGCGGTGCCTACGCCGCCGTAGACGCGGATGCGCATCGAATTGCCATCGATCGCCATCCACTCGCCGTTGTGCCGGCCGGCAGCCTTGATGACTGGATCAGTTGCGCCATGCTTCGGCTCGTCGCGGCCCATGAATTTTGCAATGACGCAACGCAGGTCATTGATCTGGCCGGAGGTGCCATAGCTGTGCACGCCCGCGATGATCATGCGCTTGCTGAAGCCTTCTGGCCGGTTAGTAACGTGGGTCCGGCTAAGAGCGCGAAAGATGCCGTCGACACGCTCGGCCAGGAACTTGTGCCGGCTCGCCAGCAGACCCGACAGCGTGCCGCGCACGGTGTCCTCTTCGAAGTCTGGCAGCGCCGGCAGCTCAGCTTTCTGACTGTGCTTGTTTTTCTTCCGTCCCAGCGGGTTCCGGATCTGCTCGTGCCACTCTTCGCGTCGCTTCTGCGGCATATAGTCGATGACGTCGGTCAGGCGCAGAGCCCTATTCCAGAAATCGCCGTTGAGCTGACCCATGGCGCCGTCCAGCTTGAACAGGGCCTCGACGGTCGACGGGATGCTATAGCACTGCTCTTCGACGTTGCCGCTGATAAAGTAGTGCAGCACGCTGGCATGCTGCGGATCGCTGACCGCAGCGGCCATGGCTTCAATGTTCCGTCGCGCGACGTTGTACTGGCCCAGCAGGCCGTCAATTAGGTCGCTCGCCATCGGAGCAAAGAACTCGGACGCGTCGTCGATCAGTTCCCCGTATGCCGGGGTGGCTACTGCGTTCATGGCTTATCTCCAGTCAGGCGCCGCCCTCCGGTTACCGGATGCAGCGAGTAGGGTGGGTTATTCGTCGTGGCAGATGCGAAGAGCTTCGCGGTTATAGGCGAGCAGTAATTTTGCCGACACGTTTTCGGTTATCGCGTATTCGTGTCGCGGCGGCGCGAGAAACTGAGCTGATCCTGCCGGGCCCAGGCTGTGCAGGTGGTGAATCATCAAGGTCATGGCCTCGCCCTGCTCCTCGATTCCGTTCCAGGCCATCAGGTCAGCCAAGGCTTGGCGGGTGCCGGCCATGGTGTGGAGTCGCAATTCTTCCTCGCCGCGAGTCTTTCGCCTCGCCGCAGTCTTTGCCGATCGTTCTTTCTGCGCGGCAGCCATGGCCTACCTCTTCTATTCCGCTGGCCGGCAGTGCGAGCCAGGTTTGTCGTTTGCGTTGCTGGATGCGGGCTATGCGGCGCACGGGCGCTGTCCGCGAGTTGATTTCGGATAGTCGATGCAGTACTCGCCAAGAATGCGCTCCAGCGTCCTGTTGGATATTGCAAGCTTTCCGCAAACCACTCGACGTGAGACGCCAAGCTCCTTGAATGCCTTGATGCGCTCGGCGAATTTGGCGTCTCGCTCCGAAATTTCCTTTTTCCGCTCAGGTCCGTTGTATCCGCCATGCGTTGAGCGCTTGAACGTGAAACCAAACTCCTTCGCTAAGGACTTTATGGTTTTACTTGTCATGCCCAGGGCGAAACATGCCTCTGTTTGTGTATGCGTAGCTGCCAGGGCTTTTGCTTGTTCGGCCTGCTTGGCGCGCCTATCAGCTCTGGCGTCGATTGGCTCAATCGGAAGTGGAGTAGCTTCAACCCGCCGACGAACAAACGGCTTTGGCGCCGGCGGCTCCTGGGGCACATATACGACGGGCTTCGGTGGCGGGGGAGGCTTGATCTCTTCGATCTCGCCGCCGGCAGCCAGAAACTCAGCCATCTGCGCGGCCAGCTCATCATGCGCCGGGCGCAGCCGTTCCACTTCGTTACGCAGGATGCTGATCATGCTGCTTTACTCCTGAGCGCCGCCTCGTACCCGTCAACCAGTAGCTTGAATTCCCACAGGTCTTCTTCGAGGCTTTCGATGTAGTCGTTGTCGCGCTTGAACTCTTTCCACCAGAGCTGTCGGCCCACCGGCTTTAACAGCGGGCAGTACATCCCGATGTGCCACCACTTCCGGTCGGTGATCCACATGCAGCCCTGCACCTGGTCGATGACTTCGCTGGCATCGTTGTCGATGTGGAAAGAGCGGAGCTTGTCGGGCGCGAGGAAGCACTTGTACTCGGAGCCACCGTCTTCTCCGATAAATCCGTCCGCGCTGGCGCCGAATACCCCGTCGTCAGTTTTTACCAGGCCGACCTGGGTGACGATGAGGCCAGTCTGGATTTCGTGCTCCATTCGCGCCTCGGGCTCCAGCTCATGCCCTCGGCGCATCTGCCAGGTCTCGAACCCGCCATCCAGCGGCGCGCCGCCGATGCGTTCGACGGCAAGCTCAAAAGCGTAAGACAGTGCGGCGTTTGAAGGTTCGCCGACCTTCTCGCCGTCCAGAGCTCGCTGAACAACCTCGGCCTTTGGGCCGGCCTTGTATCCTGCCAACTCCATCGCTTTTGTCTCGCCCTTTCCGGCAAGCATGGCGTCGACATATTTCTTCTGCTGGGCGTTCAGGCCGTTAACTTTGGAGCGGGCGGTGCTGAACATGCTTGCGGTGATGACCCCGGCGCGGGCCTGTAGCCATTCCGGTGAGCCTTGGGTGCAATTCACAATGATCATTGAGGCGCCTCCAGTTTGGCTTTGTGGACGGTGACAGCGGTTTTCACCGTGGAATACCCGTTGGTGTCACCCGACGCTTGCAGGACTTTTAGGCTCGCCTGCCAGACATCTTTCAGTTCTTCCGGCGTTGTGGTTTGCCCGACACGCTCAAGGATGTCGGCGACGACCTGGGCGCGCATGTCATCCGTATCTGATCCATCCGCTGACTGCCCGTCATCGTCACGGGTCTCGCCTGTTGTGATATTGAGAAGAGCACACATGACGTAGCGCTTTCCGTAGGTGGTGGACGATCCGACCGCCTGGACGTCGTTGCGGCCCTTTCCGATATCAGTCGGAAGGGTCATGGTCGTTTGCTCGCGGTGCCCACCTCGATGCATCAATATCCCCGTGACGCTGATCAACTTGTCCGCGTTTTCAACCTTGAAGGTAATGGCGAACCCGTGCTGCTGCATGATCGGCTTTAGGGTGTGGGTGATGTGGTCCAGAGTGGCGTAGGAGTTGCCGGTGTGCAGGTTTACCGCCCCTTCGAATACCGTGGGGATGTTGCACTGCATCTCGGCCATCGCTGCGTTGAATGCTTGCTCAGCATCCTTGGCCTGCATGCGCTCATGCATAGCCAGCAGGCGCTCCATCTTCTCGATGTCGCATGTTGGATCTGCGGCAGCACGGCTGATAACAGCCATGATGCTGGTGTCCATTGCTACCGGCGCGGACACCTGGCGGCGCTGCTCCGGCATGATGATGTCGGTGGACATGCTGAATACCTCAGAATTGAATGGATACGTTCGGTACTTCGCCGCGGGCGATCTTCAGGACGATGGCCTTGGCCAGCTCTTCGCTGATGTTCATGCCAATCAAGGCCTGCTTGGCTTCGCCCAGGATCTTCGACTTGTGCGCTACGTCAGCCTGGCGCGCCTGCTGCTGGCGAAGGATTTCATCTGCTGCTGCGTTGGCTCTGGCTACTTCAGCCAGTCGAGCTTGCTCCACGGCTTCCTCTTGTCGGCGGATCGCTTCAAGGCGCTCTTGCTCGGCGCGCTGTTCGGCGGCCAGTCGGCTTGCTTCGGCCTGTGCCGCTGCTGCGCGAGCCTGTTCTGCTTGCAGCTCCAGTTGCAGGCGCTGGCGTTCGGCGGCGGCTTCTGCATCACGGGCGGCCTGTTCGGTTGCCCGCTGCGCTGCTGCGGCCTGGTCCAGCAACTCCTGCTCGCGGCGCGCCGCTGCGTCACGCTCGGCTTGTGCTTTCTCTTCTGCCTGGCGCAGGGCCTGCTCAGCCGCTGCCCGAGCAATCTCTGCATCGCGGTCTCGCTGGGCCTGTGCTTCTGCCTCAGCGCGCAGCCTGACTAGTTCGGCTTGCTCGGCCTCGTACTGGGTGCGCTCGGCCAGAATGCCGCGCAGCTTGGCCAGGGTCTGATCCTTCACCTGGGCGGCTTCGGCCAGAAACTCTTCCCACGAATCGTTGATTTCGACCAACTCAAGGTCTGCAATGATCTGGGCGACATGGGCTGCGGCTGGGGTTGCCTCGAAAACGGCCAGGTCCTTCATGCTGTCGATACCATCGACATGCTTGTCTTTGCGCGCCTGATCAGCGTTTTCCCAATCCGTTAGGGGCTGGCGGGTGGAATCGCGCAGGTTGTCCATCTTGGTGACGAACTCGCGCAGTTCAGCCTCGACCACCTTGGGCATTTCCTTGAGGCGTTTCAGGTAGTCGCGGCCAGGTGTTTCGACTGCCTTTTTTGACTTGCTTACCGTTGCGGCCAGGGAAGCGATGCGAGCGCGACCCTTCACAGTAGTCAGATCCGGCACCTCGCCGGTGACTTCGGCTTTCACGGCGTCGAAGAACTGGCCCAGGCCGCCGGCTACGTATATGGCCGGCGCGTTGTCGGCGCTGATGTCGTCTATGGTGATGACTTGCTGTTGTGCGGACACGGTGACTCCCTGCCGCGATGCTCGCAGCGATTGAAGGTGTTGGTTATTGAGTAATTCGATCAGCGAGGGCGCCGAGCAACATCAGGAAGGTGCAGACGGCGAGGGCAGAGAAAGATCCGCGCCAGATGAGCATGCACCTGGTGCGCTGGTGGGTTGTCATGGCGATCGCGGCGCTTGGGCGCGCCGTGTTGGCCCAAAAGCCATGTTCCAGCGTGAAACGTGGCGCTGGTGTGGCGTTGCATCGGCGCCGGGGTAGACCTCTTTACCGCAGCTCGGGCAATTGGCTTGATCGTCACAAATCGCCACCTGGCAGCACCGCGTGAACATCGTGCTGTTAGTGGGTGAGCATAGGAATACGCTGATCATGCTTTCACCTCGTAAGCGACAGTCCACTCACCGCACATACAGGCTCGGCCGCTCCAGGCGTGAACATTTGGGATGCCTGCATCATGTGCAAGCGACAGGGCGCCCAGCCACTTTGCATGGGTGAAGGCCAGGATCATGCGGTCGGCGGGCAGCTCTTCAATCTGCTCGTCGATCAGCGATTTCACGATTGGAGTGGTCATGCAGCCTCCTTGCGCGAGACCTTGTTGAGGCGTGCGCAGTAGTGGTCGAATTCCTTGAGGGTGATCGTTTCGTCAATCAAGAACTGGGCGATCATCCCCTGAACAATGGCTGCCTCTTCCTGCGTGCTCGCGGCATGCGTGAGGCTTTCGAGTGCTTCGTCGATGAGGATGTGCGCGCTCATAGGTCACCATCCATGTCGTCCTCGGCCGCTTCCCGCTCTGCTGCCACCGCGTCGGCGGCGTATGGCCGGAGCAGGTCCATGGCGATCCGCTCAGCGGCTTCGATGGGGCGGGGCTGGCCGATCAGGTCTGCGGCGTGGCCGCGTGAATCTGCCTTTCCGCCAAGGATTGCCGACAGGAACAGCCGGGCAAGCGAGTCGCGCTCGTCCAGGCCGTCGATCTGGCGCTGATTCAGGATGCCTTGCAGGTAGGTGCAGTACCGGTCGAAGGTCACCACCTGTGGACGACCGAAGCGGCGCTTCCACTTGATATCGACGCCGCACACCAGGCGCTCCGCCGAATGCTCAAGCCAGTCGTTCAGCTCGTCGCTCTCGCTGATCTCTGGAGGCAACTGGGCGTCGTAACGCTCCTGGCATATCTTCAATGCTGCGTTCATGGTCACCTCCAGGGTGGCGGGTTAGTCGTAGTAGTCCTGATCAGCCAGGTACTCGGAATGCTCATTCACAAGCCACTCTTCCATCGAGGTGATTTCGGAATCGGTCATATGGCCGAGGTCGTCTTCCGATTGCCACTCGATTTCAACGCTGCCGTGGTATTCATCGGGATCAGCGGCCTGCGAGCTGAAGTTGCCTTTCGAGGCCGAGAAAGAGACAACGGTCAGGTTGACGGCAATGTCCTCGCCATCCTTGACCGTCCAATATTCGTAAGTGCGGGCCATGGCGACCTCCAGTGTTTGGGGTTAGGCGGTGGCTCAACGGCCGTGATTTGGGTGGAACCCATGAAGCAACTCTGCCGATTTTCTTGCAGCCGCTGCGTCAATTAGGGTTTTGTGATAGCCGAGGTAAATGTGCTTCCTATCGACGACTATGTGGGCTTGAAATCTTTGGTCGCAGTGGACGAAAAAGACTCCGTGAATCCCGCTGGTGTTTCGGTGCGATAGCCGCATGTTCTTGTTGTTTTCGGCAGCTGTTACGGCGCGCAGGTTGGCGGCACGGTTGTCCCGGCGATCACCATTTATGTGATCTATCTGCATGCCATCCGGGATAGGCCCGTTATGCAACTCCCAAACTAGCCGGTTGGTGCGAAACTGATCTCCGCCCACCCGTATCACTTCGTAGCCGTCTCTGTTCGACGTGCCCGCTCGCTTTCCAGCGTACTTTCTGTTCCAGAGATCAAGCAGTTCGGGGTGGTTGACTTGATGTGCCTGCCTGGGCTTCCAGTACATAGCGCCGTCGGCAGGATCGTAACGGAGCAAAGAAACAACGTATGAGCTGCTTATGTTCATCTACACCTCCGATCTGGTGGCGCGCGCAATAAAGAAAGCCCCGTTGGACGTTCGGGGCTTTCACAGATGCAGGTTTTCTCAGGCGAGTTTTTTGGCGGGACGGTCAATGCCAGAACACTGTTGCCCCGATGGTCGTTCGCCAATGCTCGGGATGGGAGCGCAGGTGGATCGCCTGACACGCTCGCAACCTTGGCGGTTCTGGCCGCTCAAAGCTCAACGTGGCACCGATCAGTATGATGTGGAGCATGTGATTCTCCGGTTGGTTGGTGATGCAGGTGGCCGGCGCCTGGCCGGTTGTTCGTCCGCATCGGTGGTGGACGCTGAAGCACTCCGCTTTGCAATCACGGCGCTGGCATTGTCACAACGTCCACCCCGATGCGGCGTGGTGCTGGGGAGTACCAGGGCCTCGGGCAGTTAACGACAGGCTGTCGTGGAGCTGGTTGTTCAAAGCTCTTTTGGCTCAAGAGCGTATTTGATCTGCAGGTTCTGCTCGGCCGAGTAGATCGGGTTGCAGGTGCTGCAATGGCCAGCCACCGCAATCTCTACCTTGAACTGCGCCCGCTCGGCAGGTCGCAGGCAGCTTGGGCAGTACTCGCTGTCAGCCCCCTCTAGATCGGCGTGACCGAGGATGCATCTCTCTGCGCCTTTCATTTGGTCGTGCTCTGAATCGCAGATCGGGCAGAAGTAGATCGTGCTCACTTCTGGCTGGCAGCACTCATAGGCGCCGTCTTCACTGTCGTGACGCTCGTAGCACTGCCCGCACTCGTACTTGATCGCCACTTCTTTGCTCATGGCCTATCCCTCGGTTGTCATCCCAAAGCCCGCTCATTGAACGGGCTTCAGTGATGCTTTCCGCCGTGACCCGCTACTGGCGTCGGTCACCGGCTTGAATCCAACTACCGAGAAATCCTCGGCAGTTCAAAATTGTTCTTCCAGCCGCGGGCCTTTCGGCTTGTTCTCCCGCTGGATAACTGTTCTTGGCGCTTTACGCTGCACGCCCGGGTCAGTTGCCAACCCTCTGAACCGTTTAGGCCGGTTCATCGCTGCCTTTGAATCTGGGCCGGTGGTGATCCGGCAAGGGGTGAAACCAAAGAGCGGTGAGCCCTGAGGCCCTGGCGAGTCCCTGTTGGGTGACTCGATGTAGTGAACATTACGCGCTGTAATAATAATCGTCAATACTCGGTGTAATAAATTTTTGAGGTTCCGTAATAAATTATGCCGGGGCAGGATTGCCGCCGAATCGCGGGCACAAAAAAGCCCGCTCAGTGGCGGGCCTCTTTGGCGGTTTGGTCTACTTCTTTTTGGGCGATCGGCGGACGGTTGACCACCAGAAGACCCGGCCAAGCATCTTGATATCTTCGCGGTATTGCTCCGAGGTCATTATCTCGTCGGGGAATTCCTCGGCATTCTCGCTGCGTATCCTTATAGCGCCACCAGGGAGCCGGTACAGATATTTTACGCGGAGCATACCGCCGTGGTTGAAGGCATAGATCTCGCCGTCGATGACCGATGTGTCGGCGCGGTCGAAGCCGATAGCCGCGCCATCCAAGATCAGTTTTTCCATGCTTTTGCCGCGAACCCTGGCCACCGCCGCGTTCTCACACTCAACACCTGCTGCTCTCAAGGTGGCGCTGCTGAAACGAAGCGTCCTGTCTGCAACCTCCATCACAACTGTCATACCGTCTCCGCCGGCAAATTCGACTTCTGCATAGTAGGGGACTGCACACTCATCCTCTTCCAGAGGATCGCCATCACTCCATACCGCCATATCCCCAAGATACTCAGCATTCGCCTCAACGGGTCGTTGCGCGGGCGAGGGGGCGCCGTTCTCGCGGAACACAGAGGCAAGTCCCAGATATTCCAAAAGGGCGCTGATCTTTTCAAGTGAAGGCTCACGCCGACCACCAAGCCAATGAGCGACCGCCCCCTGAGTGACGCCCATCTGCTCGGCGACCTGGTCCTGGGTTATGTCGAGTTCTTTCATTCTGGCCTTTGCCAGTTCGTACCATTTCTTCATCTGCACATCATTACGCCCTGTATACCCTCGCGCCAGTCACAGCGCGTAATGCCGCTTGCGCAATAAAATTACAGAAAGTAATATCTGCTCAAGAATACGGAGAAACCCTATGTCCAACATGAAGACGATTCGCGAAAAGGTCGGCGTCACCCAGGCCGCACTGGCCAAAACGGTAGGCCTGACCCAAGGCGCTATCGCTCATTACGAGAACGACCGCCGCAAGCCAGGCCTTGAAGAGTGCCGACGCATTGTCGACGCCCTCAATGCCAGCGGCGCCGCCGTTACCCTGGATGACGTTTTCCCACCACTGAATATCCCAGCCCTTACGGCCGCATAACCCTTTCGAACAACCAAGGAGCCTAACCAATGGCATACGACGACACACGCCACCTGAAAGACCGGGAGATCAAGTCCCGCTATGACGATGAAACCTATGAGGCGTTAAAGGCTGTGGCCCGCCTGCACAAGCTGCAACTGGCCGTGTTCGTTCGGATGTGCGTCGAGGAGAAGTTGGAAAGCATCGTTGAACCGAATGCTACCGGTAAACACATGCAGGCCTGAAGGCCCTGAAGGAGGCTTACGTGCCTGAAACCACGATCTGCCACGGGATCGATGGGCGCCTCTACGAAAAGCTTGAGCGGTTGGCAGCAGCGGCAGGGATGACCCCTGACGAGTACGCCGCAAAGCTTGGAGCAGAACGCTTTTTCGAGAAGACCAGGCCAAAAGGGGCTGGAAAGATCCGGCATCTACCAACAACAAGGCGTGATCCGCCGAAGGCCGGAATAGGGCCTGAAAAAGGAGGGACTGATGAAGACCCCAACCCATAAACCCAAATCGCAGGCACAAAAAAGCCGGGGCGCAATCCCGGCTCTTTCACAGCGCTTGCAAAAAACGTTTCAATCTGGAGCCGATTATGCACACCTCTAATCTCGATGTACAGGCCCTGAATAATCCCGCGCCACGTTTTCAGCATCCTCAAATCGTGGCGCGCACGGAAATCGTCTCCCTTATAGAAGGGCAGGCTTTCACCACAACAATGGCAATCTCGGCCGGATGCGCCGTTGACCATGCGAGCGTTATCAAGCTGGTCCGCACCTACCAAGCCGACCTTGAGGAGTTTGGACTTCTGGATTTCAAATCCGAAAGTACAGGCGGCCGCCCGACCGAGTTCGCACTGCTAAATGAGCAACAGTCGACGCTCATCCTCACCTACATGCGAAACACAGATGTCGTGCGGGAATTCAAGAAACGTCTCGTCAAAGAATTCTGGAGCCTTGTTCACTCGAAGCCAGTTTTCGACTACGCAGCGGCCCTCAATGATCCCCGTACGCTGTTGGCTCTACTGACCGACAACGTGAAGAAGGTTGTCGCCTTGGAAGCGGATAACTCCGAGCTCAGCCACGAAAACCTGATGCTTGAGCAGAAGGTTGTCGCCGATGCGCCGAAGGTCGACTTCTTCAACGCCGTCATCACATCAACCAGTATTCACTCGGTTCGCGAAGTCGCCCAATCTATCGGGACCGGCCAGAACCGTTTGTTCTCCTTCATGCGTCAGCAGCGCTGGGTTGATCGCCACAACACCCCTTATCAGGGCCGGGTTGAATCAGGCCTTTTGGTCGCCGAGCCCCATTCCTACAAATGCCCGGAAACCGGTGAGCGCAAAACGAAGTTCACCTGCAAGGTCACTGGCAAAGGATTCACCAAGCTGCAATCACTCTGGGCCAGTCGCGAGACTGATCTGCTTGGGGGTGATGTATGAGCGACAAGCCATCAACCAAACCGACAGTGATCGATGACACCTACATGGAGCAGTTCTCTGACGACGAGCTGGCCTATATGGCTTGGAACAAAAGTGAATTCGCCTTGGGCGTCTTCATGGATCCAGAAGAATCGAAGTGCGAAGACTGTGTTAGTGGCGCTCGTTTCGAGCTCATGACTTCTGTTCTGGCCGCGAAAGCCCTGGTCCTACGCTATACCGGCGTTGCCCCTCAAACGATACGCGACAGGGTCTTCAATCGGATTCTCAGGGCTGACTGCTTCCCTCAGTGGGAGACGCTGCAATGAGCTTTCAGGCAATGGCGTGGGCAGTCGATCAGACGCTGCCTACCCGCGAGAAGTTTGTCCTGATGATCCTGGCCAACTACGCCAGCAACGACACTTGGGACTGCTACCCAAGCCTGACCACCATTGCATCCAACACTGGAATGAGCCGAGACACCGTGATGCGAGCCATCAAACAGCTCGAAAGCATGGGTGCCTTATCGACTATTCGCCGGATGTCTGACGGCGTGAATCTCCCAAATATCTACCGCATTAACAAGAGCGCTGATCTGCGGGGGGTAGTAGCTGTGTGCGACCAGGGTAGTAGCAGCGTGCGACTAGGGGTAGTAGCTGAGAGCGACTCTAACCTATCACTTGAACCTATCAATGAACCGGGTAAATGCGCTGCCGCGCAAAACACCCCCCAGGTTCAGTTCAATGGACTGGATTTCATCGTCACAGAAGCGGTGCTTCAGAAGTGGGCCAAAGCCTTTCCTGGCGTGAACATCGATCTCGAAATTGAACGCGCATCTGTTTGGGCTGCTGGCAACGCTCCGAAGAAAGACTGGAACCGCTTCTTGTCCAACTGGCTTTCTCGTAAGTCTGGCGCAAGTGTCGACGAGACAGGGGTTCCGGTCGATCAAGTCATAGCCCTGTATCACCAGATCTGCCCTAACCTGCCGGCCGTTACCGTTCCTTCCGACAAAGTTCTTCGATCCATGATCGTTGAGCGCTGGAATGAATCTCCCGAGCACCAGAGCGGCCAAGCCTTCTGGCTTCCCTTCTTCCAGAAGGCGAACAACCGGAATCAGGTTTTCTTTCGTGGGCAAAACGTAGCGCCTCGCCTTGAGGCCCTCGTTAGTCGCGCCGTTTTCCGTGAAATCTCGGAGGCGACCCAATGATGGAACTTCACAGTATCGAGGCTGAGCACGGCGTTATCGGCGCCATGCTTTGCCAGCCTCATCTGATCGACGTGCTCAGCGACCAGCTATCGGCCGACGCCTTCTCGTGGGAAGACAACGCTGAGCTGTACCGCCTGATCCTTGAAATGCACGCCGACGGGCAGCCGGTCGATATCGTGACCCTGCATGACCGCCGCGCCGAACTTGCCAGTGGCGTTCGTGTTGCTGCGTATGCCGCAGAGATCCAGTCGAATACGGCCAGCGTTGCCAACGCAATGGTTTACGCGAAGATCATCCGGGAGCGCGCCGTGTGCCGCCTGATGTCGGCCGCCGCCGCCAGAATCAACGAGGTGGCCCACGAAGAGGCGAGCATCGAGGACAAGATTTCCCTCGCTCAATCCATCGTGCTTGGCCTGGACAGCAGCGGCAGTGATGGCGAGTGCCAGATGATCGGCGACATCCTCATTGATCACGTTGAGGTGCTTCAGGTCCGGCTGGATAAGTTCGCGGCAGGTGTGACCATCGACGGTCTCGGCACCGGCATCCCCGATCTGGATGGTTACACCCAGGGGCTCAAGTCCGGCCAGATGATCGTGGTGGCCGGCCGGCCTGCAATGGGCAAGACAACCCTGGCCATGAACATCGCCGCCGACGTGGCGATCAACCAGAAAAAGTCTGTGCTCGTCATCAGCTTGGAGATGAGCAAGACCCAGCTCATGGATCGGCTGCTTGCGGCAGTAGGCGGTATACCGCTCCCTTCGCTGAAAACAGGCGAGTGCAGCAACGACTACTCGACAGAGTTGAACGCGGCGGTGCTTAGGCTTCGTGACGCGCCCATAGCGGTCTCTGACGTGCCGGTTATGACGATGCCTCGCATCCGTTCCATTGCGCGGCGCCAGTCGCACCGTATGGGCTCTCTCGGTCTCGTGGTCATCGACTATCTCGGCCTGGTGGAAGGCGAGGGCAAGGGGCGCACCGAAGACGTTACCGCCATGTCCCGTCAGATCAAGCTGCTGGCTCGTGAGCTGGATTGCCCGGTGATCATCCTGTCCCAGCTCAATCGCGGTTGCGAAGGGCGCCCAGACAAGCGTCCGGTACTTAGCGACCTACGCGAGTCGGGCGCCATCGAGCAAGACGCTGACATCGTGATGTTCGTGTACCGCGACGAGGTTTATCACCCGAACACCCAGGACAAAGGCATTGGCGAAATTCTCATCCGCAAAAACCGGGATGGGGAGATCGGCATGGTCCCGACTGCCTTCCAGGGCGCCAAGTCCCGATTCCTGCCGCTGGCCAATCACGCCCGCCAAGACAACGCCGTGAAGGTGAATTTCTGATGAGAGACAAGCAAACGATTTTCCGCTACGGCGGCTACGAAATGCGCTCCCACTCTGAAACTCGCTGGGCGGCGATGATGGATGCGATGGGGGTGGCCTGGGTATACGAGCCGCGCACAGTGGTCACCCGCCACGGCGGCTACATGCCCGACTTTTTCCTGCCGGCAGTTGGTGCATTCATCGAGGTAAAGGGGCCTATACCGAGCCTGGTTGAGCGCGAAAAGGCGTGGGACGCCCAGCGGGCCACTGGCTTTCCTGTGGTATTCGCTTACGGCCGTGCCGAGATGATTGGCGGCGAACTGTTCCACGGAATGCTGAGCTATTTCAGCGAGCGGGGCGAGGTCAGCTACTCCACTGCGGAAATTGGCGCAGCGGTAAGGCGCTGGTTTGGTATTCACATCTACGCTGCATACCTCTCGGCCGGCGAGCATCAGCGCCGACCTGACTTTGTGTGTATTGGCGACATCGTCGAAGAGGTCGTTATGGGCTGGATGGATCGTCAGGCGCGCGAGACGTACCTGAAGGGCCTCCACGGGCCAATCAACCAGCGGAAGCTGGCCCAGCATCGCCAAGCTAGTCGTGCCGAATGGGCGCTGTCCCAATTCTCTCAAAAAATCATCCAGTGCTGGAACGCACAGGAGGCCGCGTGATGACCGACTACACCGCACTGAAGCGGCTGGCCGAGGCTGCATTGCGTAACTGGCCAGACAGCAAGCTATTTGAGCGTCCCGAGTGCGAGCGTTTTATTGATGCCGCCCGACCTGATGTAGTCCTGGCCCTTATCGCCGAGGTTGACGGACTTCACGCCCAGCACGGCCGAGACAGTGGAGAGCTTCGCAAGCTATGTGCCGCAAGAGATTCAGCGCGCCGGGAACGCGACAAGCTCCGCGCCGAAATCGCCGGCCTACGCACCGGCTACGAAGCCTACGAGCGGGTGAATGCTGAGCTGAAGGCTGAGGTGGAGGCGCTGCATGAATCTAACGACAAGCTCACCCGCCGCAACGGGATGCTTGAGCAAAACGTCGAAGTAATGACCGAAGCGCACGTCCTCTACACATGGCTACGCAAGAAGTGCGATCAGCCGAGCAACGACGTGGTGGCCGTGCACATGAACATCGGCCACGACTGGGCCACGGTTCATGACCTGGATACCGATCTGCGCGCAATGATCGAGCGGGAGGAGCCATGACCGACAAGATCAGCGTCAACTGCCAGGCCAAGCTCTCCGAGGCCATCACCTGCCTGACTACCATGTACCGGGACAATAAGTTCGTGGTGGTCTCCCTTCGGCCTGGCAAGGACCGTACGCTCGACCAGAACGCCTTGTGGTTCGCGATGTACAAGCGAATTTCCGAGATGACCCAGATCGGCGACGCGGCCGACGCTCGCCGGTACTGCAAGCTGCACTTCGGCGTGCAGATCCTGCTGAACGAGGACGCTGGCTTCCAAGCCGAGTGGTATCGGGTCATGCGCCATCTTCCCTACGAAACCAAGCTGGCCATGATGGGGGAGTGCCACCTGTTCGGCCCTGACGGTTTCCCGGTGACCAGCCTGTTCAATCGCGCCCAGGGCGTCCAGTACACCGACCGCATGGCCAATTACTTCACCGGCCAGGGCGTTGTGTTCACCGATCTGCTGAGCAAGGAGGCTGCATGAGCCATAACTTCGAGCCTGGCGACGTTGCCGTGATCATAGGCGCCAACTCACTGACCCAGAACATCGGCAAGCAGTGCGAGCTGCGGCGATTCATCGTGAAGGGCGATTTCTACATCGCGCCCAACGGCATCGCCTACCAGCATGACGACGTGCCTTGCTGGGTGGTGGTCGGGGACGGGCTTTGCTGGATTGCCGATGCAGAGCCTGTGCAGGGCGACTTCGGCATTCACGAGCCGCGCCATCTCATGCCTCTGCGCGGCGATTTCGCGCCCGAGCAGCAGAAAGCCAAGGAGGGCGAGCCATGCCTGTAATCAGCCCACTCAACTGCGAATGCCACCGCTGTATCGCTGATTACAAACTGGGTACCAAAGGTCCGTTTGGCTGGCTGCCGTTGTCATCCACGAAAATGATCCTGTGCCCTACGTGTGGTTGCAAGCGCTGCCCCAAGGCAAGCGACCATGACTTGGCATGCACGGATAGCAATGAGCCCTGCCAGCCAGGGAGCGTGTACCAATGACCATTGAGCGCAAGCAACCCAAGCCCAAGACCTGCAAAAACCCAGCATGCAGGGCCTCATTCGTCCCGCAGCGCCTTGGGCAGGCGGTATGCAGTCCGAAGTGCGGCCTGGCCATCAAGGACGTGAACCAGGATAGGGCGCGCAAGTCGCTGGCCCAGGTCGGCCGCGCTGATATCAAGGTACGCAAAGAGGCGCTCAAGACTCGGGCGGATCATGCCAAAGAGGCCCAGGCGGTCATAAACCGCTACGTCAGGCTGCGTGACGCGCACCTTGGCTGCATCAGTTGCGACAAGCCAGCGACCTGGGGCGGCCAATGGCATTGCTCTCACTTCCGCAGCGTTGGCGCCGCCGCACATCTGCGCTTCAACCTCTGGAACATGAACAAGTCCTGCTCTCAATGCAATGCCCACCTGAGCGGAAACATCATGGTTTACCGGCCTCGCCTGGTCGAGAAGATCGGCGCCGAAAAGGTTGCATGGCTGGAGTGCAATCAGGATCTAGTCCGCCATGAAATCCCATATCTGAAGCGCTTGAAGTCGGTATTCACGAAGAAGGCAAAGCGTCTTGAAAAACGATACGAGGGGTTCGTCTCATGTGCAGCGATGTGATTCTTCTGCGGAAATTCACCGAAATCCGCTCCGGTGGCCGGCGATCTATCGGGGTGTTCCAGTGCCGAGATTGCCTTGGTGAGTTTGAGACGCGCACTGAGCGAGCAAAGTTCATGACCGGGCTTTGTATCCCTTGTGCCAACAAGCGCGGTGGCCAAAAGCGCTCAACCCACGGGTTCAACAACAGAAACAGCCGGCTGCATGTGACTTGGTCAAACATGAAGCGGCGATGCCTGAGCCCAAGGGGCACCGAGGTGCAGAAGTACGAGGGCGTCACCCTCTGCGATGAGTGGATGAGCTTCGAGCCATTCATGCAGTGGTCGCTAGTCAATGGCTACACCGATGAGCTGACCCTTGACCGCATCGAGTCCTCCAAAGGGTACGAGCCAGGAAACTGCCGGTACGCGGACTACAACGTCCAGGCGGCAAATCGTCGTCTCACCGATAAGAACACCAGCGGTCATGTCGGGGTTTCTTGGGATCGAGGCAAGTGGTCGGCAAAGGTCCAGTGGCAGAAAAAGCAAATACATCTCGGCCGATTCAAGGACATCAAGGACGCAATTAAGGCGCGCAACGATTACCTGGCGGCGAACGACCTGCCGCATTTGAGGGCCTAGCGACATGGAAGAGATCAAGGCGATGACCGCCGAATACCGGGCAAAGACCAGAGAACTCAAGAGGGCTGCAGCATGATTTATTCGAGCGTATCAGGAGCGGTCGTTGCAGCGCTTGCCGCTGGTGAGAGGGGCACATCTAAGGGGCAGGCATGGCAGAAGCTCTACAACCCCAGCGAAGAGGATGGCGGCTGCCTTGCATCACTCTCTTCTGGTGGCGGTGATTTGGACCGAGCCCAGGTTGACTATTGGCTGGCCGCTCGACTGCACCACATGCTCAAGCCTCGCCACTGGGACGTGCTGGGGGCTAAGTACAGCACTGGCCGTGCCAGGCGGTTGCAGGCGATCACCGGCATCATCCCTCTGGTGCCTAGCCCTGCACCAGCGCTGTTCGTACATAAGGCCGTCACCACTTGGTCGATCCCGAAGATGAAAGGAGCAAAGCGGAAAGGGCCAACATCGGTAACGGTGGAAATCCCTCTTGAGGTCGATGACTCTCGCCGCGATAAATTGATCAGCGCAGCGATTGCAGCTGGGAAGTCGGAGCGCGCAAGGCTTGAGGCGCTGGATCAGGATCTGATCGTTCTTCCCGACAGCTTTTACGACATGAATACTTGGGATATCGATGCGGCGCCCGAGTCAACCCGATATCGCTGGAGAGACGGAATCAAGAAAGAGCTCAACTTGATGGTCAAGGAAGCGCTCGCAGAGGTTCGGTTGATTCTTGAAGAGGAAGGCCTTTTAGTTCAGGACGCGGCATAGCTATTGACAACAGTGAGAAAGTGAGAGAAATTATACCCATCCTGTCATTCCTGCGTGTGTAGGACTGACTAAAAAGAGCCCGGCCACTGCGCCGGGTTTTTTATTGCTCAAAATTCACTGCAGCCAGGGCAGCCCTCGGGAGGCCTGGACGCTGATAAGCCGGTAGTGCAGCGCTACGGAAAAACACCGGCAGCCCACGCGCTCTGACCTAACACGCTTTCAGGGTGGCGCGAGACAGGAGCGGCGAGATCGATGCACTTGGGTGTCGACGCCGTGATGGTCTTTGGCTGGCAGCGTGGGAAGACACGCGCACCTATTCAGGGCCTCGACATTGATCGGGGCCTTCTTGTTTTCGGCCCCGCCACACCCTTCGCTCTGAGCTGTGAGTGTCGCCGGGGCTGATCTATTCGCCGCTGCTCCCCAGCGTTTGGCCGCTCACACCGGCCCTTTTATTCAATCATGCAACTGAGAGGTCGAGCGCATGGAATTCCTGCATCGCTTGCTCGACAAGGCCGACCTGATCCTTGCCGGGGTAGTCGGCGCCATCATCGCGAGCTGGTGGAGCAAGGACGACCTCAAGGATCTCTGGTCCTGGGTCATCTTCCTGCTGACGGGTATTGCCTGCGCCCTGTACTTGACGGGCATTGTTTGCGACCGGCTGGCTGTGACTGATCCCAGCAATGTTGCCGGTGTTGGGTTCCTTCTTGGGGCGTTCGGCGGGTCACTCCTGACTGCCATCAACCGGGCCATCAAAGCCGCCGACATCTGGGCGCTTATCCGCTCGAAGCTCGGAGGGGGTTAATTCATGAGCCTTCAAACATTGAGCACGGCTTTCGTCTCCATCATCGCCATTTGGGCGACCTGGTGCGTACTGAGCCACAAGGTGAGAGACGGTATTGTCGGCAAGATCATTTACGCGGCGATCGCCGTGTCCGGGTTTGCGATTGCTACCCGGGGCGAAACTGTGCTCCTCAGCCCCAGTGCTGCAGGCGTCACCTTCCATGGAGCGCTCGCATTGGCTGGCCTAAGACACTGGTTCGTCGCCAACCATTGGCCGCGTGTCAAGGCTTGGCTGTGCCGGACGTTGAACTGCGAGCGCTGCCTGAGCTGTGACAAGGCGCCTGGTGGTATTGAGCGCCGGGGCAAGTAATCCGCGCCACGTTTTCGAATTCGCCAAATCGTGGCGCGCAATCATGAGGGATGCAGATGACGACCATTGCCTACAAAGACGGCATCATCGCCTATGACGGCCGCTGCACTGCTGGCGGCACGATCGTCTATGACGACTTCGACAAGATGCGTGAGCGCGATGGGGTTTTCTTCTTCGGCGCTGGCGGCACGTCAGAGATCAACGATCTGATCAAGGCATACAGTAGCGAAGAGATCGCCGGCGACTGCGGGGCCTTTGCCATTGTGTGCAAGAGCGGAGAGTTAAGCCTGATCAGCTATGAAGACGGCAAGATCGTGGAGAGCTCTGTGCTCCCTGACAAGGCCTATGCCATCGGCAGCGGTCGGGATCATGCCTACACGGCTCTCGACATGGGTGCGTCCGCCTATCAGGCCATTGAGATGGCAGCCAAGCGCGATACAGGCACTGGCGGGAAGATCAGAACGTTCACCGTGAAGGTCGAGCAGCAATAAGGAATTCAGCATGAAAGCAAAGCAGCCCGACTGGGAGGCAATCGAACGCGCCTACCGGGCCGGGTTGCTTTCCATCCGGGAGATCGCATCAACCCAAGGCATTACCCACGGCGCAATCAACAAGCGCGCCAAGCGGGATGGATGGGAGCGGAACCTCAAGGCAAAGATCCAGGCCAAGGCCGACGCACTGGTATCCAAGCGCACGGTATCCACTTCGGTATCCACCAAACAGGCGGATACCGAAAGGGAGATCATCGAGGTCAACGCCGAGGTCATTGCGAACATTCGCATGGCTCACCGCGGTGATATTTCTCGTGGCCGGCGCCTCACCAACAAGCTGTTGGACGAGCTTGAGGGCCTGACGGATAACCGCCAACTGTTCGAAGAGCTCGGCGAGCTGATGCGATCCGAGGATGACAACGGGCAGGACAAGCGCAACGATCTGTACCAGAAGATCATCGATCTGCCTGGCCGCTCCAAGACGATGAAGGAAATGGCGGAGACGCTGAAGACCCTGATCTCCCTGGAGCGCCAAGCCTATGACCTCGATACCAAATCTGGCGGCAATGACGCCGACGAGCTATCCAAACTGATGGACGATCTATCGAAGGACGCCTGATATGAAGCCCGAGCACTTGAAGCTGCTCCGGGATAAGCGATGGCGCCTGAACAACCTCTACTTCATCACGGACAAGCAGGGCAAGAAGGTCCGCTTCCGAATGACGGACGAGCAGATCGAGTACTTTGATGGGATGCACACCCGCAACATCATCCTGAAGGCTCGGCAGCTTGGCTTCACCACCGAGTGCTGCATCATCCAGCTGGACGCTGCACTGTTCGAGTCTGCCAAGTGCGCCCTGATCGCTCACACCCTGAACGATGCCAAGCGCCTGTTCCGTGAGAAGGTTAAGTACGCTTACGACAACCTGCCGGCCGAGATACGCGCTGCTAACCCGGCGAGCAACGATGCTGCCGGTGAGTTGGTGTTCAGCAAGGGCGGCTCGCTCTACGTCAGCACCTCATTCCGGGGCGGCACGCTGCGTTACCTGCACGTCTCCGAGTTCGGGAAGATCTGCGCCAAGTTTCCACACAAGGCGCGCGAGATCGTCACCGGCGCCTTCGAGGCTGTCGCCACCGATTGCTTCGTCACGATTGAATCGACGGCGGAGGGCCGGGCGGGCTACTTCTTCGATTACTCGCAGAGCGCGGAACGACAGCAACTCGCTGGTGTGCCCCTGGGCCTGCTGGACTGGAAGTTTTTCTTCTTCTCCTGGTGGAAGAACAAGGCCTATTGGCTTGACTCAACTGACGTGGTCATCCCGCAGCGCCTGACTGACTACTTCAACGAACTGTTCGCGAAGTACGGCATTGACACGAACCCAGGCCAGCGCGCCTGGTACGCGGCCAAGGAAAAGACACTCGGCGACGACATGAAGCGGGAATACCCGTCAGTGCCGGTCGAGGCCTTCCAGCAGTCGGTCGAAGGCGCCTACTACGCCAAGCAATTTGCCAAGCTCTATGCCGAGAAGCGCATAGGGGTTATCCCGGACAACAGTCACCAGCCGGTGATGACCTTCTGGGACATCGGCATCGGCGACTCCACGGCCATCTGGTTCGTGCGTCAGATCGGTACCGAATACCACGTCATCGATTACTACGAGAACTCAGGCGAAGGCCTGCGGCATTACATGAAGGTGCTCAAGGACAAGGGTTACACCTACTCCGAGCACTGGGGACCGCACGACATCGAGAACCGCGAGTTCGGCAGTGATGCCAAAAGTCGCAAGGACATCGCCAAAGAGGGCTATGTGATCGACGGAGACCAGTACTCCATTCGGTTCCAGGTCGTACCCAAGACCGGCATTGATACCGGCATCGAGGCGGCGCGGGAGATCCTTCCGCTCTGCGTGTTCGATGAGTCCAAGTGCGAAGAAGGCATCGGTCACCTCGAAAACTACCGCAAGGAGTGGGACGAGAACCGCGGCTGCTGGAAAGACAAGCCATTCCATGATGCGACCTCTCACGGCTCCGACGCCTTCAGATACTTTGCTGTTGCCAAGACCAAGCGTGTACGCACCGCATCCACCGCACCTCTGAGAATCTAGATATGTCTGATGACCCAAGCAAAACGCTACCGGCAGTAGACGCCATGCGCGAAGACTGGGCCATCGTCGATCCTTTGATGGGCGGCACCCGGGCGATGCGTGAGGCTGGCACTGCGCTGCTGCCGAAGTGGCCGAAGGAAGAGGACTGCGACTATCGGAAGCGCCTGAGCCTTTCGACCCTATTCCCGGCTTACCGAGAGACGGTGAAGAACAACGCCGGGCGCGTATTCGCTGAGCCGATCGTGCTGGGTGAAGATGTCCCGCCGCAGGTCGCTGAGCTGACTCAGGACTTTGATCGCCAGGGTAATAACCTGCAGGTCTGGGCGAAGTCATTCTTCACTCAAGCGCTGTCGCACGGCCTGTGCCATGCGCTGGCTGAGTACCCTAAGATTCAGACTGGTGACGACGAGCGGCCGGCTACCCTGGCTGACGCTAAGGCTATCAACGCTCGTCCATACGCCATCATGATCCGCCCTCAGCAGGTGATCGGATGGCGCGTTAGTAACCGCAACGGGCAGTATTCACTCGACCAGTTCCGTTACATGGAGTCTGTCGAAGAGGAAGACGGTCTGTTCGGCATCAAGTCCATCGACCAGATCCGCGTACTGACCCCTGGAGCCTGGCAGACCTACCGCGAGACGAAAGACGACAAGGACAACAAGACGTGGATGCTTTACGAGGAAGGCTCGACCTCTCTCGATCACATCGCACTGACAACCCTCTACACCGACCGTACAGGGTTCATGACCGCCCGGCCGCCACTGCTGGAGCTGGCCTATCTCAACGCCAAGCACTGGCAGTCCCAGAGCGATCAGGACAACATCCTGCACGTTGCCCGGGTGCCGATGCTGGCGATCTCGGGCATCGATGATGATTCCTGGGAGCTGAAAGTAGGTACCGCATCCGCTACCAAGCTGCCGAAAGACGGCGACATGAAGTGGGTAGAGCACACCGGCGCGTCGATCGAGGCCGGGCGCACATCGCTGGCTGACCTCGAAGACCAGATGCGCGTTGCAGGTGCCAAGCTGCTCCAGAAGGACAAGCAGGCGGTGAAGACTGCCACGCAAGCCGAGGAAGAGGCAGCTCAGGAGCTGAGCCCGCTTCAAACCATGGCGAGCGGCCTTGAAGACGCACTTGACCAGATCCTCCAGCACTTCGCCGAGCTGAGTGACCTTCCTGAAGGTGGCCATGTGCAGGTGCAGGGCAACTTCGACGTAGACTTCGCGCCGGAAACTACACTCCCGCTGCTGCTCAACATGGCATCGCAAGGCCGCCTGTCTGACGAGACGCTGTTCTCAGAGATGCAGCGCCGCAACGTGGTGTCGAGCGACATCAAGTGGGAAGACGAACAAGCCAAGATCGCAACGCAAGGGCCTGGCCTCGGGGTACTCTAAATGGCTATCAAGCATGTAATGGGCCGAGACATCGCGGTACAGCTATGCAATATCGTCGGACTTGACCCAAGCCTGGTGACTGGCATAAAGCTCAATCTTGAGCCTGGCAGCATTGCCGCTATCGAAGTAACTCGCATCCTTACGCGCGACGAGGCTGACACGCTCGTTCATGTGGTTGAGCAGTACGATTTCTTCAAGCGGGCGCAGATCAATGTTGACAGTCAACCAGATACTTGAGGACGAACAGGTCGCCCATGCGGTCAGCCTAGAGAAATATAAGGTTGGCGTAGTCAAGCGGATCATTTCGCTGCTGAATAAGTCCGATATTGACCTTTCGGCTGCTCTGTCCGCTGCATTGGAGCGGTTGCCACCAGAGTCATTCACGGTTGAGCGCCTGGAGCTGCTGCTAGATCAGGTTAGGCTGATCAACACTCAGGCCTATGCTTCGGTAACCGCTGAGCTACAGAGCGACCTGAAGGACCTGTCAGGCTACGAGGTGAGTTGGCAGCAATCGCTGCTCGAGACGACTATCCCCGACCCGGTGCAGGTCCGCTTCCCGATTGCCAGTGTCAGCGCCGAACAGGCTTATGCTGCGGCTATGGCAAGGCCATTCCAGGGGCGTTTGCTCAAGGACTGGGGGACTGAGATCGCCGCCGACCGGATGACAAAGATCCGCAACGCGATCCGCACCGGTTACCTCGAAGGCAAGACGACTGACCAGATCATTCGCGGCATTCGCGGCTCTCGGGCGTCTGGATACTCCGATGGCTTCCTTGAGCGGCCTCGGAAAGACCTTGCAGCGGTCGTTAGGACGGCTGTGAGCCACACTGCGGCTACTGCGCGGGATGAGTTCGTCAAGGCCAACGAAGAGATCATCAAGGCGGACAGGTGGATCAGTACGCTAGACAATAGGACCAGCGCCCAGTGCAGGATTCGTGACCAGCTTCAGTACACCGCCGTGACGCACAAGCCCATCGGTCACAAGGTGCCCTGGCTGCAAGGCCCTGGCAAGATCCACTGGTGCTGCCGGTCAACGTCGGCACCGGTGACCAAGAGCTGGAAAGAGTTGGGCATGAACATCGACGAGATGACGCCATCCCAGCGCGCCAGCATGGACGGCCAAGTGCCGGGCAACACCACCTACAGCGAATGGCTCAGCCGCCAGTCGGACGCCCGCAAGATCGAGGTGCTCGGCCCAGCGCGCTACCAGCTGCTGAAGGATGGCAAGCTTGATCTAGAGGACTTCTACACGCCAACGGGTGAGTGGATGACGTTGGACCAGATCAAAGAGCGGGACGCGGCGGCATTTGCTAAGATCGCCGCATGACCGACAAACCACGCTTCCACGTAATCGATGGCACCAAGGCTCCAGACACTCCGGCGGAAGAGGTGCGCAAGCGTGTACGTGCCATGCCGAAGCCAGCGACGATGGTTCAGTGCCATCGTTGCGGAGGCAGGGAAGTGATCGAGACCAAGATCGGCGTCCTGATGAAGAACGGCAAGCCAACTGGCGGGACCAAGGCGCTGCTGTGCGTCTGCTGCCTGATGAAGGGGGAGAGGGTGGTATTATGACTAGAGCATATGACGTGATGATTCAGCGGCTCGCCCAGATTGATGCTGCTGTCGATAACAGCGAAGCCATTCGAACCCTTGAGCGTAGAGAGCTCCTTGTTATGACCCGTGTTCCGCCTTCGGCATGCAGATCGATGGGGCTCCATACGAAAGAGTCTGATGACCATTACAGGAAGTGGGCCGACTCAGAGCTTTCTGAGATTCGCCAAACGATGACACTGATAATGCCAGAGCACCGACTCGCTCACAGGCATTAGAAAACGAATTCAAACAGCCCTGGCATCCGCCGGGGCTTTTTTATACCCGAGATTCACACAAGCCTCGTCCATGACGGGGCTTTTTATTGCCGCCAGGCGGCCAACAGACCCAAGGGGTTAGCAGATGTTTATTTTCGGCAAGTGGTATCCGTTGATGGCTCCAGAAGGAGAGGGCGGCAATGGTGGCGGTGGCGGCGACGGCACTCCCCCTGCCCCATCCCCTGAGGTGCAGGCGCAGATTGCCGCTGCTGTAGAAGCGGCTGTAGGCGGCCTGAAGACCAAGAACAGCGAACTGCTCGGCAAGCTTAAGGCTGCCGGCGAGAACGCTGCTCGTTTCGAAGGAATCGACCCTGATGCGGTTCGGAACATCCTGTCGAAGTTCGCCAACGACGAAGAAGCTGGCCTGATTGCTGCCGGCAAGATCGACGAAGTGCTCGACAAGCGCACCACGCGCATGAAAGCAGGCTTCGAACAGGAAACCGCCAAAGAACGTACCGCTCGCGAGGCTGCCGAGGCTCGGGCTGACAAGTTCAGTCGCCGCGTCCTTGAAAACGGCATCCGTGCAGAAGCAACCGCTGCTGGCCTCCACCAGTACGCAATTGATGATGCGCTGCTCCGCGCCAGTGCGACCTTCAAGCTCGACGACGAGGGCAACCCTGTCGCCGTAGAAGACGCATTCGGCAAGGACGGCAAGCCGCTGACGCTCAAGGAGTGGTTCAGCGACATGAAAGACAAGGCTCCGCACTGGTTCCCTGCTTCCGCTAATGGCGGTGGCTCGCAACAGAGCAACGTGCAGATGGGGGCCAAGACCATGAAACGAACCCAATACGAAGCCTTGAGCCCCCTCGATCAGCGAGCGGCGGTCCAGGCGAAAATCCAGATTGTCGATTAAGAGGTAACACCGCATGGGCACTTTGACCCTCACCAGTCTGATCCCTTCCATTCAGGAAGCGATGGACGTTGTATCCCGCGAGCTGGTCGGTTTCATCCCGGCCGTATCCCGCGACTCCACTGCGGAGCGTGCAGCCGTCGGCCAAGCCGTTGTTTCTCCTGTTGTTGGCGCAATGGCTGCTGAAGACCTGGTTGCTGCGGCTTACGCCGCCGACACCCCGAACCAGACCATCGGCAATGTGCAGATGACTATCACCAAGGCGCGTTCGGTTCCGTTCGGCATCACTGGTGAAGAAACCAAAGGCCTGAGCAATGCCGGCACTCTGGGCAGCATCAACGTCCAGCGCCTGGCCCAAGCCATGCGGACCCTGACCAACGAAGTCGAAGCTGACCTCGCTGCGCTGCACATCAATACCTCGCGCGCCTATGGCGCCGCCGGTACCACTCCGTTCGGCACCTCCGGCGACATGAGCGACTTCGCTCAGGCTCGCAAGATCCTGGACGACAACGGTGCTCCACAAAGCGACATGCACATGGTCCTCGGCGGTGCAGCCGTTGCGAACATCCGCGGCAAGATGTCCACCCTGTTCCAGACCAACACCGGCGGCCCGCAAGCCGAAGCTCTGTTGCGCATGGGCGCCCTGGGAGAATACCAAGGCCTGCTGCTGCACAACTCGGCCCAGGTGAAGGAAGGTGTCATCTCTGGCACTGGCGCATCTGCCACCACCAACACCGCCGGTTACGCAGTTGGTGCAACCGTGATCACTCTGGCCTCGGCTGGTACTGGCACCATCCTCGCGGGTGACATCGTCACCTTCGCTGGCGACACCAACAAGTACGTGGTTGTCTCGGGTGATGCTGATACTTCCAACGGCGGTTCGATCACCATCGCCGAGCCAGGCCTGCGCGTTGCAATGAGCGCCGCTGCCAAGGCGATCACCGTGATCGCAGCATCCACCCGCAACATGTTCTTCCACCGCTCGGCAATCCAACTGGCTACTCGCGCTCCTGCGATGCCAGAAGGCGGCGATGCTGCTGACGACGTGATGATGGTTACCGACCCTGTGTCGGGCCTGACCTACGAGTTCGCGATCTACAAGCAGAAACGCCAAGTTCGCTACGAGGTCAACCTGGCCTGGGGCGTCAAGATGATCGCGCCTCGCCACGCTGGCCTGTTGCTGGGCTAATCGTAACGCCCGGAGTTCAGGCTCCGGGCCTTCAGTGGAGAAACATATGCCAGTTATTCAAGTAAAAACATGGGGTGAGGGTCAGGGTGATTTCGTCGAGATCAATGATTTTGACTTCGATCCAGGCTTTCACGTTCTGCTCGGTGATGAATCCTCCGACGGAAAGGCCAAGCTGACCGCCGCAGAGATCAAGGCCAAGCTGACCGAGCTGAACATCGAGTTCAGGGGAAATGCGTCCCGTGATTCGCTGCAAGCGCTGCTCGACGAGCATGAAGCCAGTGCTGCGCTTGAGGTGATCAAGTCCGCCCTGACCGAGAAAAGCATTGCCTTCGAAGACGGCGCAGACCTATCCGCTCTCCAGGCCCTGCTCGACGCATCCGTGTAAGCGTTAAATCGAAAGCCAAAATGTGAAGGAACAAGCGATGAAGACCATTCCGGCCGGTGATAAGGCAGTCGTAACGCTCTACGAGGGCTACACCCTGAGTGTATCCGGAGGAATCGGAACAGCCGGCGTTGTTTATCATCTTGACGATATGCTTGGCGGTAATAACTCCAGCGAATCCTGGGCTGTTAGTTCTGGAGAGCTTCCGGTTATTGGGCCATTCATTGGTGATCAAAAGTTCCTTGTGGTCTGTACCTTGGGAGCTGTGTCCGTCAGCACTGCCAATGCATCCGTCACGAATGACGCAGAGGTAGATAGTCTAAGCTCGACTGTTGAGCTTAGTTTGCGAAAGCCAAGAAAGTTATATAGCAAGCTTTTTGCAGCCGCCTCGGCTATCAGCCATTTGCGGGTGGTCATTCTTGGTGACAGTTTGGCCGGGGCAAAAATGCTTCAGCTCAACGCCTCACTAGATCGCAGGATGGGTGGGGTTAACATGAATGGCGTCAATAGTGCTGAGGCAAGCTCTGGTGACGGGACGCCCACCGGCGGGTATGACCTCTCGCTCAGCACCGCCTCGCTCGTGACTGCTGAAACCCTGCAGTATCAGTATTGGCCTACCGGGCTTGTCAGTCGTCTCAATGATGGCGCATCAGCGCTTTGGGTGCGTGGGGGATCTTCACCAACCTTTACTGATGTGAAGGTGTATTACATCAAAGAGCCCTCCGCAGGCACGCTGAACCTTTCCGTCGGCGGTAACGTCGTGGCAACCGTCTCCGCTGCCGCTGATGTGACTGGTCTTGGCGTTTTGTCCTACACGCAAGCAGCTGCTACTGGCGCCGTGTTGACTACCGTTTCTGGCGGTTCGGTACGCATACTCTTTGTGCATACCCGCAACACTACCGTGTCCGGTCTGGACCTGTATCAGACCATGAACCGTGGTGGCCTTTTGTTGGCCGATGCAACGGCATCCGTGCAGGGGCGAGCGATCTGGCAGGCGGCATTGACTGACATAAACGCTGACCTCATCACCTTTGAGATGGACGACGACTTCGGGGATGGCGCAGCGGCTGATGCGTCGTTCAACTATTTGGTGGGCATTCTTGATGCGTCAAGTCCATACGCCGACAAGCTCTTCATCGGGTCAACTCCTCGTGCGTTGAACGACAATTTGAAAATACGTTCGTCTCAGTACCTGAAGAATTTTTGCGGGTCCAAAAACGCCTCGTATCTTTTCTTTGACAGCTATTACCTGATGGGTACATACGCTGAGATGGGCGCGATTTTCGGCACCGATGACGGTACGCATCCGACGAAAGCGGCTCAGGCTTACGCTGCAGAAATTCTTTGGGAATTTATGGGGCTTAATGGATTCAACTTAGGGTTCGTTTCTCGTGCGGTCAACGACCGTGGCACCCCATCCAGGCTCGCGCGCGGTACAACCATTGGTGATCGCCCAGGCAGGGAAATTTCGATCACTGGGGACGCCTCCTCGGGTTCGGACTTTACGCTGAACATGACGCGTTCTTTTGCACTTGCCAGCTCTACTGGAGTGGTCCTTCTCAGGACTTCGGTAAACCCCGGTGTGGTCTCCAACGTTGAGCCCATGGCCACCGACTTCGACACGCCCGCAAACGTACGCAAGCGCAACGTAGTTACGGCGTCGGGAATAGAGATCACCCAGCTCGTAAAAACCGACAACCCAGGCGGAATGCAGCATATGCGCATGGGGCTGATATTCAATAGCTTCACTCGCACGCAACTGTTAGCTATTAGCGCATCTAGCAATATTGGAGCGCTGGCATTTTGCTCGGACTGCACAGGTGGTGCGCAGTGGGTATTCGCAAATGGATCTAGCGCTACAGATTGGCTCACGGTATCCGGTAAGACAGCGATCTAAGTCGGAATAACGTGACGAATAAAAAACAGTCTGTAATCAAAAAGACTCGGTTAGTTTGAGGCATCTATGTCACTGACAATTGAAAACGGCCTTATCGTTCCAGGTGCCGAGAGCTTTGCTACGGCTGCCGAGCTGGTCACGTATGCGGCGAACTTTGGCCGTGTGATTCCGGCCGATACCCCATCGCAAGAGGCGTTACTCCGGCGTGCCGCGCTGGAGATGAACGCCAAGCCATGGAAGGGGCACACTGTCAGTTCTGCTCAGGTGCTGTGCTGGCCTCGGTATGAGGTATGCCTGAATAAGTGGCTGCTGCCGTCCAATACCATTCCGGCGCAGGTCAAGGCCGGTCAGATGGCATTGGCCACGGAGATCTATGCCGACGACCTGAAAGACCCGGCAACCAAGCAAGGCGCAGCCGTCCGGAAAAAGGTTGGCCCGCTTGAATTTGAGTACGCTGCTGCCAGCTCCATAGTTACAAAGGCTGCGGCTACGCGACAGTCATACGCCCAGTTCTCCGGCTTGCTTGAGTCGTCGAGCCAGGTAAAGCTGAGTAGAAGCTGATGAGCGATATCTATGATGAAGCTAAAGCGCTGGCCGCCGAGATGCTGGCGCCGCGCAGCCAGGGTGGAAACGGCCTAGAGCTATCCTTGGTGCGTGTCACGCCTGGTGAATACGACCCGGATACCGGATCGTCCTCACCAACTACCGTGCAATACGATGGATCGGGCTTCCGTGACACCTACAAGCAGAGCGATATAGACGGCTCGCGCATCAAGCAAGGCGATGTGAAGATCCTGATCTCGCCGCTTCTGCTTGACGGCACCGATACACCGCAGCCGATCAGCCAGGACAAGATCCTGTTCGACGGCGAGACGTACACCGTCCAGAACGTTGACCCTTGGGATTACGCCGGCCTCGCGGTTGGCTTCAGTGTGCAGGCGCGCAGATGAGCTTCGCACTGGATCTGAAGGCATTTGCCGAGAAGGCCAATGCCAATGCCGAGACTGTGATCAAGAAGGTCGCCATCGATCTGCTGAATGACGTAATTGATCGATCTCCAGTAGGGAAACCAGAAATTTGGGCTGCCAACGCAGTAGCCAGGCAGTACAACGATGAAGTCGCCCGTCTCAACGCCGAATTGCGGAATGACCCGGCCAACCTCAACAAAAGGGGGCTGTTTAAGCCTGGGATCAAGATCAATGACAGCATGGATCTTGTCGCCGGAAAGGGGTATGTCGGCGGCAGGTTCAGGGGCAATTGGCAGGTATCGTTTGATACTCCAAAATCCGGCGTGCTGGATCGCATTGATAAGTCTGGCGACGACACAAAAGCTGCTGGCGCGGCTGTAATCCAAGGATTCACAAGCGGAGTCAGCACTATATGGCTGATGAACAATATTGTTTACAGCTTGGCCCTTGAATATGGGCACTCAACGCAAGCCCCTGCCGGCATGACGCGCATATCTGTGCTTGACGCACAGGCTTACATTAATGACGCCATCGCGGAGCTCCCATGATGTCAGACAAGATCATCCGCAGCCTCTTTGAAGGCCGCTTGAAGACGTGGGCGACCGCCAGGGTTCCGGCATTGCCGATTGCCTACGAGGACGTCGCTTTCACGCCGCCGGCGGACGGTTCGACCTACCTGCGCGCCTTCCTGCTGCCGGCCAACACGACCAGCGAAGACCTCGAAGGCAAACACACGGCCTACCGTGGCATCTTCCAGATGAGCGTTGTGACCAAGGCCGGTATCGGTCGCGGCGCCGCTGAAGGGATCGCCGATGAGATCGCCGCGCTGTTCCCGAATAACCTCGGCCTGACCAAGACGACTTTCACCGTCTACGTCCGCTCGCCGATGTCTACAGGCTCGGCCCAGCAGGGCGACACGACCACCACGCTGCCGCTGTCGATCCAGTATCGGGCCGACACCACAACCTAATCCGCCCATTGGGCAAACCCAGAGCCCGCCATTTAGCGGGTTTTGTCATTTCTGCATAGAGGAAAACCCCCATGGGCTACAAGATTCCGAACGGCGGCACGTTTGAACATGCCGCCACTTACGCCGCAGCGCTGCCGTTCTCGGCAATCTCCAACGCGTCCGAAGCCATCTGCACAGTGACCGGCGCAACTCTGGTTGTCGGCGACATTGTGCTGGTCACTTCCGGTTGGACTGCGCTGAACAACAAGGTCGTTCGCGTTAAGGCAGCTACTGCCACCGCGATCACCCTGGAAGCGATCGACACTACCAGCACCACGACTTATCCGGTCGGTTCTGGCGTTGGCAGCCTGAAAAAGATCCTGACCTGGGTACAGATCCCGCAGATCACTGACGTGGCGTTCTCTGGCGGCGACCAGAACTATCAGGACGTTGTATTCCTGGAAGATTCTCAAGGCCGCCAGATCCCAACCGACAAGGCCGCCGCGAGCATGGTGCTGACTGTTGCGGACGATCCGACACTGGCCTATGTGCCAATCGTGATCGCTGCCGATTCCGCCCAGACTGTGCAAGCCGCGCGCTTGAACCTGCCAGGCACCGACAAGATTTACTACGGTGCCTACACCTCGTTCTCGCTGCAGCCGGCCGTGTCGCGCAGCAACATCCTGACGCGCACCGTCTCCCTGGCCCTGCAGGCCGCTCCTGTTCGCTACCTGTCGTAAGGAAACCACATGGCCAGCTTCAAGATTGCCCAGAACGCCACGTTCAAGGCCGAAGTCGAGATTCCTCGTGTCGGCTTTGAGCTGATCAAGGTTGAGTTTGAGTTCCGCTACCGGGACCGCAAGGAATTGTCGAAGTATTACGACAAGTGGAATGCGGAGCGTGACGCAGCGGCCAAGGAGGCCATGAAAGACGGCGCAACCTGGGAGCAAGCAACCGAACGGCAAATTGCTCTCGAAGTTGGTCAGATCAAGGATGTCGTCGTTGGCTGGAGCTTCGATGAGGCTTTCACTGATGAGTCGATCACCGAGCTTGTCACCACCTGCGTCGGTGCGCCGGCTGCTGTTCTTGATGCTTATCAGGCGGCCTATGCGGTAGCTCGCCGGGGAAACTGATTGCCGCTGCGCGCGCCCTGTACGAGCGCGGCGCGGATGCTGAAGAACTGGCGAAGCTAGGCCTGACACTGGCCGACCTCGATCAAGGCGATACGGAGATCTGGCCAGACAACTGGCCGGCCTTCCGCCTTTTCAATGCGCTCAGTACCCAATGGCGCACCGGGCCAGGCGGCGCCACCGGACTGGATTATTCGGTCGTTCGTGAGGTGGCCATCCTCATCGGCATCAAGAAGCGGCAAATCCCCGAACTATTTCCTGACCTTCAAGCAATGGAGGCCGAAGCGCTCGCTGTCATGGCCGAGGCGTAGTGAATTTATTGTCAGGAGAGTGGCATGACACAAGACATCGCCAGCCTTGGGATCAAGATCGACACGGGCGAGGTTGCCAAAGGCACATCCGAGCTTGACGGGCTGGCTCAGGCCGGCGCGAAGGCAGAGAAGGCCACGGAAAGCCTTTCCACCGAGAGCAAAAAGGCCAGCGCCTCTATCAAGGCGATGGCAGCAGAGACCAAGGCTGCCGAGGCTGCTACGGCGAAGCTAGGTAAGCAATCTGAGGCTGCCGGCATATCCGCCAAGCAAACCGCTGCTGCGCTGCGCGGAGTTCCGGCCCAGGTAACCGACATTGTTACCAGCCTGCAAGGTGGGCAGGCCCCGCTTACTGTTCTTCTGCAACAGGGCGGTCAGCTCAAGGATATGTTCGGCGGGATTGGTCCTGCCGCAAAGGCGCTGGGCGGTTATGTTGCCGGCCTGGTAAATCCATTCACTCTGGCAGCAGCAGCCGGCGCAGCTCTTGGTCTCGTCTATTACAAGGGTTCTCAGGAGTCCACCGCCTATAGCAATGCCCTGATCCTGACGGGTAACGCTGCCGGTACCAGCGCTGACCAGCTTGCAACCCTGGCAACTCAGGTTAGTTCGACCGTCGGCACAACTGGCGCAGCGGCTGAGGTGCTGGCGAAGCTTGCCGGTAACACACAGATCGCGGGCGAGAGTTTTGGTGAGATCGCCACTGCCGCCATCCAAATGGAAAAGGCCACAGGCAAGGCCATCGACGAAACCGTCGCTGAGTTTGCGAAGATTGCGAAAGATCCTGTCGCTGCGGCGAAGGAGCTGAACGATCAGTACAACTTCCTGACTGCCGCCGTGTACTCGCAGATCGTTGCGCTGAAAGAACAGGGCGACACCATCGGCGCCGCCAAGCTTCTCACTGATACCTACGCATCAACCATCAATACCCGTACCGGTGAGATCACCCAAAACTTGGGGCTGATCGAAAGGGCCTGGAAGGGAATTAAATCTGCTGCCGCTGATGCGCTGGATGCAACCCTAAATGTTGGACGCTCCCAAACCCTGGAGCAGCAAGCGGCTGATATCCGTCAGCGCCTACAGTCCAACCAAGGTCGCGGTGGCCGTGCGGCGGCAATGGGTATTGATACCCGAAGCACGGAGCAGGACAAGAAGGATCTGACCTATCTTGAGCTGCTGATCGAGGCGGAAAAGTCTCGTACCAAGTACATAGGCGATCGCAATCAAGTCCAGCAGGAAGGGATTGATGCGTCAATCAAGCTGAAGGCGATCAGCGACTCCAACCTCAGCAATGAGGAAAAGCGCAACAAGCTGGTCAAGGAGTATCTGCGCGACGTTGAGAAACTTCGTGCCGCTAATCCAGACGACCCGCTCGTCCAGGCAGGTGTAGTCGCCAAGAACGTCCAGAACATCAAGGACAAGAACAAAGACCCGGCAGGTAAAGCCAATCAGCTCAACCTCACCGGCTACAACGATGCGCAAAACGCTCTCAAGGATCTGCAGGCCACCTATTCAAACTCCACCAAGGAGCTTGAGGCGCAGCAGAAGGCTGGCCTGATCACGCAACAGAGCTACCTTGATCAGCGCACTGCTTTGATCCGAGCGGAGCGTGATGAGGTCGCCAGCGCTTATCAGGCTGAGATCTCTGCCCTGGAAGCTGTCAAGGACAAGGCCGGAACCACTGGCGAGCAGCGCATTCAGCTAGACGAAAAGATCGCTGACGCCCGCACCAACATGGTCAAGGCGCAGAAGGACGCAGATAGCGAGCTTGAGGTCCTGTCAACCAATGAACAAGGACGCCTGAAGAAGCAATCTCTTGCTATCCAGACCTATACCGATGCATTGAAGCAGCAGGCCGTAACCTTGCGTCAGCAGGGCCAGCGTGAGGCCTCAAGTCTTGGCATGGGTGACCGGCAGAAAGCCCTTCAAGGCCAGTTCAATAGCATTGATGACAAAGCCAACTCTCAGCGCATCGACCTGGCCAACCAGTACGGTGATGGCTCGCGCGGTATGAGCCTCGACGAATACAACGCCAAGCTAAAGGCTGTATCGGATAGCCAGCAGGAACTGCGCAATGTGGTTGTCGCCAACTACGACGATATGACCTCAGCGCAGGGCGATTGGACATCTGGTGCGTCTTCAGCCTGGGAGAACTACCTTGAGTCGACGCGCGACGTGGCCGGCCAGACGAAAAGCCTGTTCGGCAACGCCTTCAGTTCCATGGAAGACGCCATTGTCAACTTCGCGCTGACTGGCAAGCTTTCGTTTGCCGACTTCGCCAAGTCGATCATCGCTGACATGGCGCGCATTGCTGCCAGGCAGGCCAGTTCTTCGGCGTTGAGTAGTTTGTTCGGCCTTGCTTCCAATGCCGCCGGATCATACTTCGGTGGCGGGGCAACCTCTGCAGGATCTACACAGGCTGGTTACTCCTCGACCTATTTTCCTCAAGCCAAAGGCGGTGCTTGGTCGGGCGGCGTACAGATGTTCGCCGACGGCGGCGCCTTCACCAACTCCATCGTTAGCAAGCCTACGGCGTTCGGTATGGCCAACGGCAAAACCGGAGTCATGGGTGAAGCGGGGGAGGAGGCGATCATGCCTTTGACACGAACTGCCGGTGGCAAGCTGGGTGTCATGGCTGTTGGCAGTGGTCAGGGCTCAAGCACCGAGGTGGTTATTCAGCAGAACTTCACTGTTGCCGATGGGCAGGGCGGCGGGGCTTCCGACGAGGCGCAGGGTCAGGCGGTGGCGCAGGCTTACGCCAAGGCAGCGAAACAGGGCGCTCAGGAGCAGATTGCGCGAGATCTGAGGCCTGGCGGTCAAATTTGGGCGGCAATCAACGGTCGATAACAACCACCGATTCGGTATGGGTTCCTTTTTTTTGGAGAGCCGTATGGCTACGGAAACCTTCACGTGGACTCCAGATAAGGAGCCAACCGGCACCACCAGCTTCCGTATCAAGTCAGCCAAATTCGGCGACGGTTACGAGCAGACGGCGGAGGACGGAATCAACAACAGGTCTGAGTCATGGCCGCTTACGTTTACGGGGCAGAAGACGAAGATCGCTCAGATCAAGGCCTTCCTGAATCGACACAAAGGCGCCACAGCCTTCAACTGGACCGAGCCATTCGGAGAAAACCTTTTGATTAAGTGCAAGGAATATCAGTCCAGCAACAAGGGCGGCAGCGTCTACACCCTGGCCGCAACCTTCGAACAGGCATTTCACCCATGAGTATTGTTCCTCTCAACATCGGCTCCGCGCCGAACGATGGGAATGGCCAGGATCTGCGTTCAGGTGGCCAAGTCATCAACGCAAACTTCGCCGAACTCGATCAGCGTACCGCGGCAGCTCAATCGGCGGCCGATGGCGCGCAAGCTGCTGCCGATGCCGCTATACCTGGAACACAGAAAGGCCAGCCGAATGGTGTCGCGGGCCTGGACGGGAACGGCACGGTACCTGCCAGCCAGTTGCCGAGCTACGTCGACGATGTGCTTGAGTTCGACAGCTTCGCCACGCTTCCCGCGACTGGCGAGACCGGCAAGATCTACATCACCAAAGACACCAACAGCCAATACCGCTGGAGCGGCACACAGTATATTTTGCTCACGGCCTCGCCCGGCTCTACTGACGCGGTGCCGGAGGGCGCGGTCAACAAGTATTGGACCTTGGCCCGCACGCTCGGCAGCGTACTCACCGGTCTGGTAACGACGAATCCAGCGGTGATCGTGGCAACAGATACGGTGCTTGCCGCCTTCGGGAAGCTGCAAAAGCAGATCACCGACCTGGCCTCTAGCAAGGCCAACAAGGGAGCCAACACTGATATCACCTCGCTTGGCGGTCTCACAACTCCGCTCAGCAAAGCACAGGGCGGCACGGGAAGTGCCAATGGAATCCCTGTGATGGCTGGTGCTACCGCTGCTGCGCCAGGGGTAGCAGGTCTAGCGCCGGCCGGCGCAGCTGGCGACCAGGATAAGTTCCTAACCGCCGGCGGGGTGTACAAGGAGGCTGGTGGTGCGGCTCTGCCAGTTGGCTCAATCGTTCCCTGGCCAGTTTCACGAAGCACTCTGCCGGCCGGCTGGATTGCCCGCGATGGACAGTTGCTCAATCGCGCGGACTGGCCGGATCTGTGGGCGCTGGTATTGGCAAGCGCTGTGACCGACGCGGTATGGCTTGCTGCGCCGTACGATCAGCGCGGTAAGTATTCGAGCGGTAACGGCACCACCACCTTCCGCATGCCGGATACCAACGCCAAGCACGCCGATGGCAATACCATTGCCGCGATGTTTCTTCGTGGTGATGGGAAGAATTCTGCCGGCACTGCCGGGCTGCATGCCGCAGATCAGGTCCAAGGCATGAAGCACCGCACGATGCTCGCTGCCTCGGCAGGTGGACAGGCGGGCTTTACTGCGGACGCGGCGATAACCAATGGGCTGGTCGCAGGTGCCAGTAACGTCAACCTCTATTCCTCTCACACTGGCGGCCCTGTAACGGACAGCATCAATGGCGCCCCGCGGGTCGGCACAGAAACCCGCCCATCCGCCGAAACCGTCATCTGGTGCACCGTCGGTGCGGGCAAGGCGACGAACCCTGGCTCGGTGGACGTGACGGCGCTGGCTACCACCGTATCAACACAGTCAAATCAGATCGCCGGCAAGCTTGATGCGACGTCGCCCTTAATTGCCAAGTCTTTTGCAAAAATAACCGGTGGCGCAGCACCATCAATCGCTGCCGGATATGGCGTCGTGAGCATCACGCGGAACGGGACAGGGTCGTATACGCTGACAATATCGACAGCGCTGCCGGGCGCGATTCCAATGGCAACCCTTAACGGATCGATAACTTACAACCAGTCAATCGCCATTTCACAAGTGACCGATACGACTTTTGCTGTTGTTACGGGCAACGCAAGCGCGGCTTATGACTTTTCGGGATTCTCAATCCTGCTATTTAAGAATTGAGTGGAGTGAGCATTTTGGATGATTACTTGATTACTAGCGATGACGGCAGCGTGACGGCCGTTGCCGAGGGCGTGGACATCTTCGAGTATGCCAAGGAGATCGGTGGGACAGTGGTGCGCCGTTATCAGTACGTTCCGCCTCCGCACGTTCCGAGCGTTGAAGAGCAAGAGGCCACGGAAAGCGCGTGGCGGCAGGCGGAAATGCCTAGGGCCCAGCAAAACGTCACCGCCATCGAATACGGCGAGGAAGATATCCCAGGCACCGCTCAGCAGTGGCAGAAGTACTGGCTGTCCCTGCGCAAGTGGACTACTGATAACCCAGACTTTCCCGACAGCGCCAAGCGTCCGGTAGCGCCTACCTGATCGCTACCAGAACACCGATACCCGCCATGAGTGGGTTTTTTATTGCCCGAGGAAAACGTATGCCGATCACGGCCGACATCCAGACCCTGGAGCCTGGCGCGTGGGTGGAGCTATTTGAGCTCGATGCCACGTTGCTGGGTGCCGAGCTTTACCGATTTCACGGATACCCGCAGCAGTCGCCGATCTTCTGGCAAGGCCTGGAGTACTCGCCGTGGCCGATCAAGGCCGGCGGCTTTGAAATGACCGGGCAGGGCGCGCAGCCCACGCCGACGCTCTCCGTGGGCAACGTCGGTGGGTTCATCACCGCCCTGGTGCTGTATTTCGAGGACCTGGTGGGCGCGAAGCTCATTCGCCACCGAACCTTGGGCAAGTACCTGGACGGCCAGCCCGAGGCGGATCCTGAAGAGGAGTTGCCACCGGACATCTGGTACGTCGAGCGCAAGGCCTCGGAAGACAATGAAGTGGTCCAGTTCGAACTGGCTTCTGCGCTGGACTTCCAGGGTGTCCAGCTGCCGCGCCGCCAGATCGTGGCCAACGTGTGCTGGTGGCTTTCCTGCGGCGGATATCGCGGGCCGTACTGCGGCTACAACGGGCCGCCGGTGGCAGACGAGAACGACATCATCGTGACCGATGCCGCCAAGGACAAGTGCGGCGGGCGGCTCACCAGCTGCAAGCTTCGCTTCGGCGCCAATAACCCGCTGCCGTACGGATCGTTCCCGGCCGCCGGCCTGATCAGGGCTTAACCCATGAACAAAGCAAGCAAGGCAGCAATTGAGGCTCATGCGCTCGCCGAGTACCCCCGCGAGTGCTGCGGGCTGCTGGTGCGCGAGGGCCGCAAGGAGGTCTACGTGCCGTGCCGCAACACCGCCTCGACGCCCAGCGAGCATTTCCGCCTTGCGCCGGAGGATTATGCCGGTGCCGAGGACCGTGGCGCGATCCTGGCGGTGGTACACAGCCACCCCGACTACCCAGCAGCGCCCAGCGAGGCCGATCGCATTTCTTGCGAGGCATCGGCACTGCCGTGGCACATCCTGGAAGTGCGAAAGGGAGACGACGACGTGGTTCGCCCCGGCGACTTGGTGAGTTTTTCGCCCACCGGTTATCAGGCCCCGCTAATTGGTCGGTCCTTTGCCCATGGCGTCAGCGACTGCCTGAGCATCATCCTCGACTTCTACCGGCGTGAGATGGGCATCGAGCTTGGCAACTACGAGCGCGAGGACGGATGGTGGGACAAGGGCGGCAACCTGTACCTGGACAATCTGCCTGCCGCCGGATTCGATAAGGTGTCGACGCTGCAGCACGGCGATCTGGTGCTGATGCAGATCCGTTCACCGGTGCCCAACCATGCGGCGATCTACCTAGCCGACGGAGTGCTGAAGACCGAGCCCGAACATTACCCGGCGCCCGGGTCGATTCTGCACCACCTCTATAACCGCGACAGTAAGCGCGACGTGTACGGCGGCTACTGGTCCGAGGTGACGGTCGGCTACTGGCGGCACACCAGTGCGCCGCCAACTATCTAGAACATTGGAGTTCAGCGCTTTATGGATATTTCGCCGAAAGAACGTTTTTCAAAAGGTTCAGCGCCCGAGCCGCCTGGATTGTCGCGTCTTGGGCGGTTTCACCTTGGCACCGATACCACAAATCCACAGTCCACCCATGGACACCTTCGGTGGTCAGATGCACAGGCTCAATTTCAATCAAGAACGTACGACTCGACGGTGGGAAAATGTCGCTATCCGTTGAAAATCCAAGAACCTCCCCCGCAATCATGAGTTGTGCACCGTAATCCGCGAACGCTCTGCGATCTCTGTAGATCAGGCCTATGTTGAAGTTCGAGTAGAATTTACCGTCATCCTCTTCGGTAACTGATCCGCAGCGGAAGGTCTCAAATCTGCAGCCGAGCGAATTGATGCTTTGTACGGTCGACTTCAGCTCAGGGTCTCGGATCAGCTCAGGAATTTCATCAATTCTATGGGGTTCTCTCGACAACCAAATGACCGGGTGCACGTCGTTTGCAAGGTCGGGTGCGTATGGAATGTTCTTTCTTTGTTGGCTAAGTCTAATTTCGACTGACTTCCAGGCTGTCATGCTCTCGATCCTTGATAATCCATTTGGGGGCTAAAGGCTACTACCGCCCGCGCACCCCCGGTTACTGAGGATTCATACAGCCGGCGGAAATGTTATCGTCTGGCCAAATCACATGGAGTTGACGATATGCGGATTTTGATTGCTGCGCTGGGCGTGGCGCTGTTAGCTGGGTGTGTGTCGCCCAGCGATTTGCGAACAAATATACCGACTGTAAACACCACCACAAAGAAGGAGCCCAAGCAGTACGCGCTGTGCGTCTTTCCAAAATGGCAGGATGCTAGGTCGGAGGCGACAATGTCTGAGACGGAGAATGGTTATAGGCTGGTGATCGGAGCCGTGCAGCTCACCGACGAATTGCTGGAGGTAAAAAAAACCTCAGCTGGAAGTTCGGTGGTTTTCTATCAGCGGCTTGCGTGGATGCCTGGTATGGGTCGCTCCGCTGTTGAGTCCGCAGTGAAATCTTGTTTGTAGTCAACCTCGTTACCAGCCGCCTCCGGGCGGCTTTTTATTGTCCGGAGAAAAAATGAGCTACGCATTCGCGGAAGAGAAAATGCAGACCGTTCTGCTTTCTGGGTCACTTGCCAGATTGTTTGGGCGGAAGCATCGAATGACCACGTCTGGAGGGTTCCGAGACGTCATTGGGTACTTCAGGCAATACCCTGGATTTGAGCAGCATATGGCGGAAAGCTCCAGCAAGGGCTTGCGTTACGCGATCTTCAATGGAAAGGAAAACATCGGAGAGGAAGATCTGGAAAAACCAACAGGAAGGGATGTTATTAGAATCATTCCAGTTATTTCAGGCTCGAAGCGCGCCGGGCTTCTACAAACAATCGTAGGGGCCGTAATCTTTGCGGCATCTTTCTTTATTCCGGGGATGCAGGGTTGGGGTCAGTCGCTTGGTGCGTCTCTGTTTCTCGGTGGTGCCATTCAGATGCTGAGCCCTCAGGCGAAAGGACTCGGCACCCAGGACGGCCCCAACAACCGACCGAGTTACAGCTTCAATGGACCGGTCAACACCAGCGTTCAGGGTAACCCTGTACCGCTGCTGTACGGGCGAATGATCGTTGGCAGCGCCGTGATCAGCGCCGGTATCTATTCCGAAGACCAGATGTAATCGACCACCCAGTCACCAGGCCCGCCATCGAGCGGGCTTTTTTTCGCCTGAAGGAAAGCCATGACCAATCTAGCTATCGCCGGCAGCAAGGGCGGCGAGGATAAGCCGCGCCCGTCAGTTGAGGCCCCTGACAACCTGCAAAGCGTTGCGTATGCCCGAATACTCGACCTGGTGAGTGAGGGTGAAATTGTTGGGCTGGTGGATGGCATGCGCTCGGTATTTCTTGGCGAAACGCCGCTGGCCAACGCTGATGGTTCGCTGAATTTCAGCGGAGTAACGCTTGATGTCCGTACTGGAAGCCAGGACCAGCTGCATATCCCTGGCTTCCCGGCGGTGGAAAGCGAGGTAGGGGTGGGCGTAGAGCTTCGTTACGACCAGCCGTGGGTGAGGGCTGTCACCAACCTGCAGCTGTCGGCCGAGCGTGTTCGAATTTCAGTGCCTCGGCTCGCGCAGACAAACACCTCGAACGGCGATACCAACGGCTATACCGTGCAGTACCGGATTGAGCTCTCTACGGACGGCGGGCCATACGTGCCGATGGTGATTTCGTCGTTCAGCGGCAAAACTTCGACGAAGTACGAGCGCTCCCACCGGGTGGATCTGCCCCCGGCCAACAGTGGTTGGCAGGTGCGCGTGGTGAGAACCACCCCAAACTCGACCAGTTCCGCCATCGCCGACACCACTACCATCGACGCGATCACGGAAGTAATCGACGCGAAGCTGCGCTACCCGGGCTCGGCGATGATTGGCGTCCAGTTCGACGCTTCTCAGTTCCAGTCGATCCCGACACGCTCGTTCGACTTGTACGGTCGAATCATCAGGGTGCCGAGCAATTACGACCCCGCGACCCGTATCTACTCTGGCGTCTGGGACGGCAGCTTCAAAAGCGCATGGACCGATAATCCAGCCTGGATTTTTTACGACCTTCTCCTGCACTTTCGCTATGGCCTTGGCCACCTTCTGAACGCTGGACAAGTCGACAAGTGGGAGCTTTACCGGATCGGCCAGTACTGCGATCAGATGGTGCCGGACGGGAAGGGCGGGACCCACCCGCGCTTCACTTGCAATCTTTACTTGTCCGTCCGTGCTGATGCCTTGCGCGTGCTGCAGGATCTTTCAACGACATTTCGCGGCATGGCTTATTGGGCTGCAGGGTCTGTCACTGCTGTGTGCGACATGCCAGAGGACCCCGTTTACACCTATTCGAATGCCAACGTGATTGACGGGAAATTCGGCTACTTCGGCTCGTCGAAGAAAACGCGCTATACAGTCGCCCTGGTGAGCTGGAACGACCCGACAGACTTCTACCGGCAGAAGGTCGAGTATGTTGATGACCAGGCTGGGATCAGCCGCTACGGCATTCAGCAGACCGAAATCACGGCCACGGGCTGCACTTCCCAGGCACAGGCCCAGCGGATTGGTAAGTGGGCTCTTCTCACCAACCGCCTGGAGACGGAGAGCGTCGGCTTCTCGGTTGGTCTGGATGGCACCCTCGCGCGCCCTGGGCAGATCATTCGGGTTGCAGACAACGACCGCGCTGGGCGTCGCATTGGCGGCCGCCTGCGCTCGGCAACACTAGATACGCTCGTCCTCGATGCCGATGTGACCGCATACCCTGGCGACACCATCACGCTGATAATGCCGAACGGTAAGGCCATCTCGCGGGCGATCAAGTCCGTTGGCTACCCGCTGACCTGGGACAGCACCGGCATCACCTGGGACAACGGCAACATCACCATGGACACCACGGGCTTTCCGTCGGACGTACAGCAGGTGGTGCTGGCCGAGCCGCTTTCAGATCTGCCACCCACGCATTCGATGTGGGCGATCGATTCGCCAACGCTGGCGGTGCAGCAGTTTCGTGTCATGTCCGTGGTTGAGGACTTTTCTGACACGGAGATCAAGTTCACCGTTAGTGCCGTTCGCCATAATTCCAGCAAGTACAGCGCGATCGATAACGGGAGCCGTATTGAGCAGCCGCCGGTGACCGTCATTCCGCCAAGCGTCCAGCCACCACCGGAAAACGTAACCGTCAGCAATGACCACTTTGTAGACCAGGGCAGTGCGATCAGCGTTATGACGATCGCATGGGAGAAGCCTGAGGCAGCGATAGCCTACGAGGTCTACTGGCGCAAGAACGACGGTGATTGGATCTTTGCCGGCCGTACCGGTACCACGTCGATCGACGTGAGCGGAATCTATGCGGGTCGCTATGTGGCCAAGGTGCGGGCGATCAACTCGCTCGACATCGGGTCGGTATTTGCAACATCGGCTGAAACGGTACTGAACGGAAAGACCACGCCGCCGCCGGCGGTATCCTCGTTCACGGCACAATCGATCGTGTTCGGCATCAAGCTTCAGTGGTCGATCCCACAGGATCTGAGCACCGCTGACTTGCAGCGCACGGAGATCTGGTACAGCGAGACCTCCGATATTGCCAGCGCGGTCAAGTTCGGTGATTACGCAAACCCGCAGACGGACCTGACGATAATGGGCCTGGCCGCCGGCAAGCGCTTTTTCTTCTGGGCGCGCCTGGTGGATCGCATCGGCAACCTGGGTGCCTTCTTCGGCCCGGTTAACGGCCAGTCTTCTTCGGATGCGGGGCCAATCCTTGATTACCTCAACGACCAGATCACCGAGACCCAGCTCAGCCAGCACCTGCTTGAGAAGATCGATTCGGGCGGCGGTGCCCAGGTCGAGATCGAAGCGCTCAAGTCTGAACTGGCCGCGATGTACAGCATCAAGACTCAGTTGACCGTAGACGGAAAGCCGTACCTTGCCGGCATTGGTGTCGGTGTTGAGAATGACGAAGGCGTCATCACCAGCCAGGTGCTGATTGCCGCGAGCAGGTTCGCCATCATTGACCCAAACACTACCAGCGTCTTCTACCCGTTCGTGGTGCAGGACAACGCGGCCTACATCGACACTGCTTTTATCCGTGACGGCAGTATCACCATGCTGAAGATCGGCCAGGCACTGCAATCCGATAACTACGAAGCCGGCGTCCAGGGATGGCGCCTTGATAAAGCTGGGAACTTGGAGTTCAACGGGCCGGCACCTGGTGGTGGGCGTCTGACGATGACCAATCGGGCGATCAAGGTCTACGACGAAAATAACGTCAAGCGCGTGCAGCTTGGGGATCTGACGGCATGAGCTTCGGAATGAGAATATGGGGGCCGACTGGCTTCCTTGAGTTGGACGAGAACTCGTTTACAGTAAGGGTTGTTTATTCTGCACTTGTGCAGCGCGCTTCAGGTGAGGCCAGGACAAGGTTTATTGCAATAATTGGGATTGATCCTTCTACTCACTCAGCAGTGTGTATACCAGTAGATGACTATGGGACAGATGGTAAGGACCAGAGAAATATACAGTACACACCTATAGTTTCGAGTGGTGGAGTGACGCTTTATTTTGGGCAGCCTGGTGCACCCGAGGGCGCGCCTATGGGGGTACTTAGGACTCAGAGGTTAATAGTCATGAGGTATCGGTAATGCCTTACGGACTAACGTTTACAAATAACAATGACGTGGTAACGCTTGATTCTGAATTTTCCAGACTTGTTGTTTTAGCAAAGGGCACATATAGCGGAGTCGGCGGCGCGGGGGCGTCGTTCCCGTTCGTAATCACTACTCAAGAGCCACCGCTTGTTTTCGTGAGGCCAGGCCAGTCAAACACCCTGTGTTTCTGCAAGCTATCGGGAGGCCCTGGAGCCTGGGCCGGATTTTCGTTCACCGGCATAGCCGGAGTTGGAACCTCTGGGAACTGGTTTGCTGCCGCTTTTCAATCCAAGGAGATAGCCACCTTCGGGCTAAGATTATGGGATGGTAATTCAAAACTGCTGTTTGATAGTGGTACGGCCTGCGCTCAGTTCACAAGAACGATTACAGGCTGGTCATATTTAGGTTCGTCCCCAACAGGGCAAGGTACATCAAGACTTAGCTGGACAGCATATAGCCCACTTGGTTCTGGTGACTATATGCTCCTTAATAATATTGCAATGGATGTTGCAGGTCTTACATCTCGGCAGGGAAATCAATATGCCGTGTGGGACTATGGTAATGATAGGCTTGTTATGCAAGTTGTCGGGGTTGATATCTCAACTTCATACTATACGCCTGTTGTATTTGCCAAGCCGATTTCTTAACTGCTGGAAAACGATTAGAGACCGATAGCCGCCATGTGCGGTTTTTTATCGCCTGGAGAAAAAATATGCCTATCACCGAGCAGCAATTGCTGCAGATTCTCCCGAACGCCGGCCGCAATTCCGGCGTTTTCGTTCCCGTCCTGAACACGGCCATGAGCCGTTACGGCATCGTCGGCACGCCGCGCGTTGCCGCGTTCATCGCCCAGGTCGGGCACGAGTCGGGCCAGTTCCGCTGGCTGAAGGAGTTGTGGGGCCCCACGGCGCAGCAGGCCGGCTATGACGGGCGCGCAGACCTGGGCAACACCGTGAAGGGGGACGGTTCCAATTACCGTGGTCGGGGGCTGATCCAGATCACCGGCAGGGCCAACTACGCTGCGTGTGGGGAAGCCCTGGGCCTGGACCTGCTCAGCAAGCCGGAACTACTCGAGCAGCCACAGCACGCCGCGATGTCGGCGGCATGGTTCTGGTCTACCCGTGGGTTGAACACCCTGGCGGATCAGGGTGAATTCATGAAGATCACCCGTCGTATCAATGGTGGAGTCAACGGCCTGGCCGACCGCCAGGCGCTGTACGACAAGGCGCTGAAGGTGCTGGCATGACGCCCGGGCAGATTCTGGGCGCGATCCTGCTGGCGATGGTCATCAGCGCCGCCGGCGCCTGGCAGGTGCAAGACTGGCGGATGGGCAAGAAGCTCACCGAGCAGGCCGGCCTGCACAAGGATGACCTGGCGGCGATTACCAACGCCGCCGCCGCCCAAGCACGCGCCGAGCAGGACAAGCGCCTGGCCCTGGAGCAGCAGCTCGCCGGCCAGGACCAACAACACACCAAGGAATTATCCGATGCCCAGCGCAATCAGGCTCGCCTGCGCAACCAGCTTGCTACTGCTGATGTCCGGCTGTCAGTCCTCCTTGCCGAGGATCCAGCCAGTGGCTGCAACGTGCCTGCCACCCCCGGCGCCGTCGGCGTGGTTCATGCAGCCCGTCGAGCCCAACTTGACCCAGCGCATGCTCAACGAATTATCGCCATCACCGACGACGGGGATAACGCCGTGATCGCGCTGCGGGCGTGCCAGGCTTACGTCATGGCTGTGGCTCGGTAATCTTCTTCAGCTCTGCCAGCAATCGTTGATTCTCCCTGAGAAGGTAGTCGCGCTGTTCGGCCACGAGCTTGATGCTGAGTATGCTGGGTGGTGATCCGGCCCGCTTCAGCTCTTCGAGCTCCTGCCGCGCAACCTTCAGTGCCTCCTCTGCGCATGCCTTGCCGGTGGACAGCGCGTCGTTCATCTGAACCAAGCCGGCGATGTTCAGCCTCGACTTGCGCAGTAGCGCCTGGGTCTCCGTGAGTTCGTCCTCGAGCAGCGCGCACTGGTGCTTGTACATTTCCAGCGGGGTCGGACAGCCGAGCCACTGACAGGTGTCTTCATCGATATTCATGGTGGTGCGCTCAAGTGCTGTATGTGCGTACAGTAGTTGAGGTGGTACAGATTTGGGAGTGGTGTTCGTCGGCAGGACGCCGGGGAAATGGAAATTGCGGTGCAGGGTCTAAAATTGCGAAGCAAAAAAGATAAGGGCCTGCTCAGGTTTCCCTGGCAAGCCCTTGATATCATTGGTGCCCGAACCCGGAATCGAACCGGGACGCCCTTACGAGCGGGGGATTTTAAGTCCGCAA